CAGTTAAGGTAACAGTCAAATCTGAAACGGCAGCAGCCAAAGTTGACGGAAAATCTAAAGTTGCCGACCCTTTTAAAATCGCGCCTATTTGATTTGTTCCAATCATTGAGCTTGCCTGTAAAGTCGCCGTACTACTCACGGACATTGTGCCAGTAACGTCTAGAGTTGCACTTGGAGCCGTTGAACTTCCTATTCTTGTAGGCTTAGTGAAATAGTTTGTGTTTGCATTTACGTTTACTAAGTTCGCTCCGTTCGCTACCGACATAAAAATGTTACTAACCGGGGCATTCAAAACAAGGTTTGTTCCATTAGAAGCCATTGCGTAATTTGTTGTTGCTGGCGTATTAACACCAGCCCAAATAGTCCCATAACCAACTGTAAATTCTCCAATGTCAACTGTGCCTGTTCCTTGGCTAATTCTCATTTGATGTAATAATGATGAGCCGAAAGTGGTAGTAGTATTTGTAAACATTGAATTACCTAACGAGTGTATTGTTGTTGTCGGAGCGCTTGTGCCAAATCCTGTTTTAGCCGTTAAGAAAAAGTCGTTTTGCCCGCTCGCTCCACTTCCAACTAATTGTACATTGTTTGTTGTTCCAGTGTTATACATTCTAATAATTGAACCGTGAGCCGAATTATCTCCATAAAATTCCATTGCCTTATGCGTACTATTATCGTCAAATTCAGCTATAAAACCACTTGCTGATTTTTTCGCAAAAAATTGAGAACCAGATTGGGGAAGTAACGTTAATACTCCAGCGTTAGTTAATGACATACATACCGTACTTGCTGCCGCCGCCGATACCGTTGGCGCTCTTGTGTTCCATGTAAACGCAGCGTTCCCAGCTCTCGAATCAACTTGAAAAACTGCACCTTGTTCCGCTTGCGTATATGAGCCGCCAAAAAGATTGGATGAGCCTGTGTTTACGCCAAGTGATAAAACCGCACCATTAACCTGTGATAAAATACCGCCGTTTATTGTTTGAGTTCCACCATCATAAACATTTAAAATACCATTTAACTTTACATTGTTTAAAAAAGTACTTGTCGAATTAGCTAAAAAAGCTCCAGCCACCGTTGCCGAGCTACTTATCCCAACATCACCCGAAACGCTAAACGTCGCCAAAGGGTCAACCGTTGAATTTATTCCAACATTGCCGCTCGTTGCGATTCTTATTTTTGGCGTACCTCCGTTAACAAACATTCCAATTGCTTCGTTTGAAGTTGAGCCTACTTGTACTTTTGTACCGCCCGCATTGGCTAAATAAACACCAAAACCAGTTGATGCGTTTTTCCATTGCGTGTGATAGCCTGTATTTGTTGCATCATTTAGATACCAATTCCAACCGTTTGTTGTTTCTGAATTTAACCACCAAGAACCATTGTCGGTACTCGTTGCAGTTGTCGAATTTTGTTTTGCAATTCCATTTGTAGAAAAAGAAATCGCACTTGTTGAAAGCGTATTCGCCCCCAAGTTAACCGAGCTTGTCGCCCCCGAATAAGGAACGTAGCCCGTAAAAGAAGGCGTGCCAGTTATTTTTGAATAGTCAATGTTTGGTGTGTACGTTAAAATTCCAGCTGTGCCAGTTGTTATAACCAAGCTACCATCCGAGGCAGAACGTTCTAATTGTTTGAATTTTAAAAGTGTTTGACTTTGTAAGCCAAAAGAAATTAAGAGTAAAAAGATTATTTTTTTCATGGGGTACGATTTAGAATGAACCCAAATGTAACAAAAAAACCTTACTAATTTAGTAAGGTTTTTTAATTTTAGAAATAAGGTTTAAATTTCACCACTGTTTTCTCTGGGAGTTCTAGCGGTTGTCCAGTAGAAGGATTCCGACCAACCCTTGCTTTTCTGATTACGTTTTTAAAGGTTCCAAAGCCTAAAACTTTTGTTTCTCCATCTGTAGATAATCCCGTTTTAATAGCTGTTAAAACAGCTTCTACTGATCCGGTTGCTTCTGTAATTGTTTGTCCTGTTGCCGTAGCAACTTCTTTTACTAATTGTGCTTTATTCATACTATATATTAGCGATTGCCTTTACTTCGCGAGGTTTAAGTTTATTTTAAAGTGGTCAAATTCGACCACTTTAGATTTTACAAATTTTGTTCTACGATTTTAAATAAATCTTTGATTGTTCTCGCATTCTCATAGTCTTCATCCGGAATGGTGCATTTGAACATTTCTTCTAAATCCATTACTATTTCAACAATGTCAAGACTATCTATTCCTAGTTCATCTTTCAGGACTGAATCCTCCGTGATTTTATCCAGATCAATATTCGTTTTGTCTGAAATGATTTTTTTAATTGCTGTTTTTTCTAATTCTTCTAATTGTCTCATTTTTTTATTGATTTTTGATTACTGTTTAAAATTAAAATACCTTCTTACGGCATATCCTCGAATGATGCTCACTACAAAAAACACAATCGTAATGATGATATTTTGATATAATGATACTGGAATACCCATTATAGGATACAATATCAATTGAATGATAATAGAGGTTAGTAATCCAAGCAATGTTTGCGCTATGCTTTCTATTACGGATTGTTTCTTGCTTTGTGCTTTCATCTTATTTTCCGCTTGATCCATAGCCTGCGGAACCTCGTTCTGTTTCGCTTAATTCTTCTGACAGTTCAAATTCTACTTCTGGATAAGGAAGTATTAAAATTTGGGCTACTCTGTCTCCTTTACCATAACCTCCAACAGAAGTACCAATCATCACGGCTGAAATTTCGCCACGATAACCAGAATCAATTACTCCTACGGAATTAGACAATATTTGTCTTTGTCTAAAGCAACTGGAACGTGGAAATACTAAACCAACAAAACCTTTTGGAATTTCTATTGCAATACCAAAACTGTACTTTACATGCTCGTTATCTAAATATTCCATGCTCACTGCAGTAAGATCCATTCCGGCATCACCATCTTTTGCGTAAGCCGGAATAACTGCGTCTTGGTGTACTTTTTTAATTTTGATTTTCATTTGTCTTTTTTTTATCGATTTTGTAAACGTGATTTATTTTGTACAGATACGTCCTGTATGACATGTAATTTCCTTTGGGAACATTTAAACGATACGCTTTTGTAACATTTCCGTTGGTTTTTAATAAAGCCTTCTCAATCAATCTTTTTTCATGGAAGGCTAGGTTGAGGTTTTCTGGGGCCATTATTTAATTTTTGATTGTGGAATGTTTCTATTTTGGTTCCTGCTTTTCATTTTCCAATTATAATCCAAAAGGTAATTATGTGAATTTCCAACCAAATCATATTTGTCTTTGCTAAATGAAATTTTTACAAACGTTCTGATTCCTTCCTCTTGATTATCGGCTACTTTATGAATATTGAACTGATTCAGTTTAAGCATCGTATTGTTTGGAAAACTGAATTCGTTTTCTTTTAAGGCTTGTTCTTCCATTTCTTGCAATGAAATAACATCGTCTAAAGTTAAATTGAATTCAGAATTATTAAATACTGTAGGACTTTTGTCGGACCAGATATAATTAATATCATCTGTCAAAAAACCGTCTGAATGATAACCAGGTCTATTGAATTTTATATCTCCTTTTTGATACTGATTTTTGGCTGTGAGATAAACATAAGATTCATTGAAAGCATCAGGGCCAAATTCTCTATAAAAGTCAACGCAAGCCATACTGATTAGTTTTTTGAAAACATTTAGCCTTGCTTCTACATCACAAACTGGATTGTCTTTAAGTTTAATAGGAAGGTACTGGTAGAACATCATTTCCTGACATTCTACCGCTAACGTACCTACAACTATTGGTTCATCACCGTACTTCATATTATTTAACCTCTTTATTGAAATAGCATAAGTAATAGTACATTTGTTTCTCTTCGTCCCATCCTTTTTCTATGAACTTCTCGGCACTTTCCGGATTGATAAAATCTAACTTAATGCTGATATTTGTATCCAGATTAATTACGTTTTTAAACTTTTTTCTGGCCTCGGAAACAGCGGAGTTTGATATTGGGAAAGAAGAAACATCTTCAATGCTGTATTTTTCGCCTTTGTCCGCTTTGAAGTTTTTGAATTCTGGAATAAGATCTGGATTGCTTATTACTTGATTTAAAAATGCGGTTTCTTCAAATTCATCATTTTTAGCAAAATAATTCATGGATCGGTTTATGAACATGACTTCTTCTTTTTTGTCCTCAGCTGGTGCGATAACTTCTTTACCAAAATCCTGACAAAATTTAAGGTACTTTTTAGTCAAAAAGTTTTCGTCGTGAAATGCATCTACGCCAAGGAAGTGTTCTAACCAATAACGGCTATCGTAGCGGTTGCTGTCCACAGTAAGGATTTTGTAACCTTCTTCTTTTTTGTAGTTAAAAATGATACAACCTTTATCAAGTTTATCCAAGGAAATTCCTTGTTTCAAAATCATATCTAAATGGCTTTCGTTTTCATTCAATTCAATGAAATCGTTTTTCATTTCTGATTTGAAAATCCCAATAGCATCAACAACATTGTTGTCAATAGAAAGGTTTGTCAAGTATGTTACATAAACTTCCCCGTTTTTAATGTGCGGGTGGTTTGACTGTTCGAATAAATGTTTAGTGATTAACTTTGAAGCTCCATGAATGTATTCTGGATTATTAAAAATTTGTGAAGCAAAAACAAACATATCGTTATACTCCAAGTCAACTTCATGAGCGAACTGATAATAGTTTTCTTCTTTTTCACGGAACGGTTTAAAGAAAAATTCTTTGATCAGTGGCGTAATTTCGTCATTAAGGCGATACGACTCGTTTGATAAAAAGATTGGTTCGTTACGGCTTTTGTTCCCTACTTTGTGGAGTGATAAGCTTTCGATTTGCGTGTTGAATAAATTGATCATATTAAATTTCTTTATAAGTTATTTTCATTTCTACAGAATACCTTTTATTGTTAAAAGTTGCTTCTGTTGTTTGGGTTGCTGATTCAGCTTTAGTGTTTATTGCCATTTCAGCAAGTTTAAGAATTGCAACGTGGCATAAAGTTTCAATTGGTTCTTTACGAAACTCTTCAATAGCTATTTGTTGCCTTTCTTCATCGGTTAAATTATTCATGGTTGTGTTTGGATTAATATTCGCCTCTATACCAAGTATTTTCAAAATCTACTTCATCAACTACAACTTCAACTTGTGCAGAATAAAGTCTAAATATTTTATGTTCCAAAGTTGATAATTGAGTTATTTTACTTGGAGTTACATTCCCTAAAGCAGACTGATAAGAAGATGAATTAAAAGAGAATATTTTCTTTCTACTGTCAGAAATAATAAATTTAATTCCGCACTTGTGTTTTTCTGTATCTGCATCCAGATCTAGCCAAACCTCTGTCCAATTGTGTTTTTCGTTAACTTCAATAATTACTGTAATTTCTCCTTCATATTCAGAGTTGTCTTCCATTGCAGCATTTTTAAACATTTCAACTATATCTGAAAGTTTAATATTTTTTTGCTTAACAAAACCAATAGCGTCTTGGCATAAATCCATAATTGGTTGCACATTTACCAACTGCATCAAATTATCATTTATAGCTTTAGATACTAAATGATTGTAATCTAACAAATCAAATTCTTGAAGGTTTACATCAAGCTTTTGTTCAATTTTAGATTTTATTGCTTTGGCTGTTTCACTGTAGCTTCTGAATACATCATCTAAAACATCGTTAACCATTTTAGATACTTTTTCTTCTACTAATTGTGGTAATTTTTCGGCAACGAATTTGTCTGTTGCTAATTGAATTTCTTCGTTTAAGTTCATCGTTTCGTTTTTATTTGATTTCCCAATCGGTTTAAAATAATGCTAATTGTTCGTTAGCTTCTGGTTGTTTTGGTGGAAACATTTCGAGATAACTGTTCAGATAATCCACCATCATATCTGTTAGTATTTTGTGGTTTGGGTAATAGCAATCCAGTATTAAAACCACTGCATCACGAAAACCTTCATTTATTTGAACGGTTTCAAAAACCATGCAATCCTGCGTATAAAAATGATCGTGATGCGGTGATTTAGTAAGCATGGTTATTCAGTGAAAGTTATTAGTTTAACTACCGCCATTTGTGCATCTAAACACTTCACTAAAGCATTGGTTTTAATTACAGCTCCAAGCCTTGTTTGCATAAGAGGTGCTTCTGAAATATCAATTAAATTAGCAAAAGCAGTTTTTACAACATCAACATTAGTAAGGTTTGATAGATTGAAATTAACTCCTACAGCCTTTTCACCAAAAGTCTTTTCTCGATTATCGGCAATATCCATTTTTACTGAACAACCTTTTTTAAGGTTATCTTTCCAAGTTTTACCGGAAAGTAAATCCACTACTTGACAAAACATTCTGTCTTTGTCTTTTTGAAATTCTGGAAGCTGATCATAAGGAACCATGCAAGGATGTTCTTTTGTTTCTGGATTTTTAACTTCACCATAAATCCATCCTTCTTTTTCTTTTTCAGATAACCAACTATCGTGTGAAGCGCTTGCTGGACCATCAGGGTTATTCAACCTATGTGTAACTCCTAAAATTGCGCTATCACGCTGCCATTGTGGGCTATCATTCCATCCAACTTGACTATAATCTCCATTAGCTTCACAAATCAATTTATTAGCATAATGACAAGCAATAGCAATACTTTTAATGTAATCTTCATTGTAATTTGTTTCTTGTGTACTCATAATCGTTTTAGCACTTTACCTTGCCATCGGGTTTTTAAATTTTATTTTTTAGTGTAGAAACAAACCAAAACGATTCTTTTTCCTTCGGTTATTTCTTTTGGGTATTTGCTGTGAAAATTTTGTGCATTGTATTTTAGCAATCGGTTGGGGTAACTGGTGATTACATCTGTCTTTTCCCAAATCGTTTCATCGTTTGCATCTTCATGAATTAATCTGTCAAACTCTTCATTGCTTACTAATGCGGTAAGCTCCGGGCCATGTGTTTTGTGGTTGTAAAAACAAGTTCCGTTTTTTGTAGTTCCTAACTGCTCATTGATGTATAAAACCGAAGCTTTTGCTATTTTGTGGCCGTTTACGATATTATCAGCATGAATATTAAGATCAGTATCAAAACCGGCATAAGCACTTCTAATAAATGTTAGCACCAATTCATATCCGGGAATTTTAAAAAACTCCAATAGTGATTTTGGGGTGTCCAGTACTGAAAATTCTTTGTCTGCTGCTTTTACAATCTGGAATTCATTTGCTGCACAGTATTCCTGTAAATCTTTGAAGGCTTGTTTTGGTAAAAAGTTGTTTATTACGGTCATGGCTTATTTTCTAAATGATTTTCCTTTAAATTCGATGATGTTGAATAATTCTAAAACACGATCATACATGTGTGGTTCGTATTTTACTCCTAAGCTTTGAATGGCAAATTTTACATTACCAGGATAATCTTTGTGATAATTTAAAGTGCCATGCGTTTTATTGATTCTTTTTCTTTCTCTTATTTTTACAAAAATGTCGTCATAACGATTTTCTAAAATAATCTGAATTACATTTTTAAGTCCGTAATTGCTGGCAATTTGCTCTTTGGTTATATCATCAAAGCAGTAATTAAAAAGGCTGTACTTACTTAAAAAATCCTGCTTGCTGTCTTCTTTTTTTAAGAATTCATATTCAGAAGCAATAGTTCTGCAGGCTTTAACTTTGAATCTTAAATTTTTCCAATCCCTGAGATTATTCCATTTTTCTTCTAAAGCTATTTTGTAATTATGCTCAATCAGATGTTCGAAAGTTTGCATTATGGTAGATTTTCCGTTACCAAAATCGCCTACAATGAGGATTCCTTTTTTAAAACTTGGGATTAAATCTCTATTGTCAATATTTTTTATTAATCGTTCGCATTCAAAAAAGCTTGGGTCATTTGCAAAATATTTAACAATAGCTTTTATGTTTAAAATGGAATCCTCAGTTAATTCATAATCTTTGTGATGCAATGTTTTGAATGCTTGGATAAATCCGTGATATAGATTTGATGTGTTTGGTATGATTCCATCTTTTGCTTCAAATGTTCTTTTCTTCCCTTCACGAACATATTTCATGTATTCTATTTGGTTTTCTTTGGTTGTATCGTCTAAAAACAATTTATCGGCCTCATAGGTTTCAATTTCATTTTTTTCTTCATCAGTCAGCGTCATTGGGGTTGCATTAGGATTTAGAGCGTTGTAGTTGTTGAATGTTCTTACTTTTTCTATTAGGTGGTTGTATTTTTTTATACCAATTTTGTTTTCATCTGAGAGCATTTTATTTTTTGGAATAATAAAATCAATATCTTCTTTAGATAAATTTGGAAATTTTTCTTTTAAAGTTTCCGGAGTTACATATACAAACTCTTGCTCGTTTACTTTTTTCATGTTTTTTAGTTTGTATGGATTAAATTTCCGGGTTTTACTTTTTCAGTACTATTTCCTTCCCATGTTCTTACGCAGGCTTTCCAGTCTTTCATTTTTGATTTTCCAACCATCCATCCCTTGCTTTCATAAAAATTAAAGAACTTATCTGCATCAACAGTGTTGTTTCTTTCTAAGCAATATTCTTTGATTTCTGGAATATTTGGAATTTTAAATATTTTTTTTGAATTTGAAACTTCATTACCATCTGTAATTACACTTTCATTTTCAATTCCATTTACAGTTTCAATTCCAGTGTTTGCTTTTACTTTTGCTAAAGCAAAATTTTTGATTTTTATTTGAGTGCTTTTACCTCCATTTTTGCCTACTGAGGATCTTATTTTACTAAGCTTCGCATCATTAACCATTCTAATACAAATAAGTTCTTCACCATCAATTTTTAATACACTTTCGTCTATCAATTCATAAAAATTCAATTCAATTTCAAGCAAATCAAAAGAAGAAAGTTTAGCAATTTGTAAAGCAAAATTTAATCTTTGGTTATCTGTTTGCTTGAATTTTTGCTTTAGCAAAATAATACCGTATGATTCTGATTTATGCATCAGGCACATTATAGAAATCATTAAACCATGAGCGCCTGGACTACATAATTTAAGTTTATTGTTATTCATCCAATCATCTACATAAAGAGGAAGGTATGGTTGATCTGTTAATGCCATAATTACTTATTTATGCTATTATAAATTCCTATTGCGGTGTCAATATGTTTTTCGTTTAAATGATGCTCTATGTAAGTTACTTTTCTCCCAAACTTATTTCTTAGATACATTTGTTTAGGTTGTAAAATCAATCCGTAAGTAAGTTTTAATTCAGATATTCTAGTTCTAAAACCTGATAAGTGTGGGTAGTCAATAATTGATACTTTACCGTTTTTTATCAACGTTAATAAAACTTCTTGGCGGTTATCTTTTGGTAGCGGTAGTTTACTCATATCATTAAAAAACAAAACCTTTAAAATCAACCGGCATCCACTCCGTTTCATTTAAAGGTTGTTTTGGTTTAAAAAACCAGTAGCTCTTAATGTAGGTGGATGATCTACAGAGCAAACATAGAATATTTATACTATTAATACAAATTAATTATACTAAAAATATCATACAAAATTCTCATAAATGAATTTTACTTCATCAGGAACTAAATATCCTTTACCGATGATTGTTATTTTTCCTGTAATGATTTTGAACTTAATTTCAATCGCATAATCTCTAAACAGAAAGTAAGTATTACTTTCATAAAGCGCAGGAATAATAAAAAAATCAGTTGTCATTTATTTTAAAATGGCAAATCGTCATCTTCCTCTTCCTCCATGTTTGTTGCTGGAGCAAAAGCTTGTGCAGCCGGAATGGGTGCTGCAGGTTGTGGGTGCTGAGACGTATCAGGTCTTTTTATTCTCCAACCTAAAATTGTATTGAAATAAACCGATTCTCCTTGTGGATTTACCCATTCTCTACCTCGAAGGTTTATAGAGATTACTACAGCATCGCCTACTTTGTAAGGATCTGCTAAATCGCATTTATCCTGGTGGAATTCCACTTTAATATCTTGTGGAAATTGTTCATCTGTAGTCACTACGACTTCGGTTTTCTTGAAACTTGGCGAGACTTGAATATCTACATTTTTTACTTTAATTTTTCCTGTTACTTCCATTTTTATTTTATTGTTTTAATTAACTAATAAGGGTTTCCATGAATTTATACATGCCTATTTTTTTTGAATTTTTCCATTCTTCTTTGACATTCTGTTCGTACATTTGATTCAGTTTGTCCCAATTTTCAGCTAAATTTTTCCACGGAGCGGATAGTTTTGAAAGTTCTGATATTCTTTCTTTCCATTCAGGAACTGCTTCTAATAATTTATAACATCTACTAAAATCATCTGGATCGTAAGGATGGTTAATTCTTGGGTTTGGTTGATTCATAAAACAAAGCCACATTGTTTTTGAACTTAAACCTACATGACCATTAGTGATCCACCATAAAGCTTTTGATTCAATATCTTTTGATTGATCTGCTTTTGGTTCTACATAGGTTTTTTTACAATCGCTGTGTAAATAATCAAAGGCTTTTATTTTTTTATTCATTTCTGTAATACCAATAGGCATTTTTAAAGGATGCTCTGCTCCGCAATTAGTACAAAACAGTTTTTCGTTTTTTATTGTTGTTGACATGTTTTTATTTATTATTCAATACCATCAGGATCTGTTGAAAATCCTTTTAGGTATTTTGGTTTAAAAAGTGTACGTTGTGTATGGTCGAAGAAATTATAACTTTCGTCCCAGCGGTCTTCAGCTGCACATTTTTCGAGCATAGCTAAAAGATATTTGTATTCTCGTTTCCCATATTCGATAAAAGAGCGATCAATAACAATGTCGCAAAAATTCCCTTTGGCATCAAAAGCAATAATGACGTATTTGTCAATTTGATTTGGAGTAGCATCATCATACATTCCGGCCTGCATGTAATATTTCATTTTGACAATATCACGCTCAAAAGCATCTGGATTAGCATTTTTAGTGTATTTCAAATCAAACTTTAAACCAGTAATTTGTCCATCAATATACCCTAAGAAACTCCAACCATTTACAGTCCATTTTACTTCAATTTCGACATCAGATAAAACTTCTAAATATTTAAGGAATAAAGGAGTACTAATAAGATAATCCGTCAGTTTTTTAGCTTTGTCGTACACATCATCAGTAATAATTTCTTTACCTGATTGTACTGCTGTAAAATAATCCTTCAGTTCGGCATAAATTTTTTCATAAGTTCCTGTTTTATAATTATTATTGTATGCTGTTTCTACAGGAATACCATCTAAATAATCACGAGCAAAACCAGTTTGATTTCCTTCTGAAGGTGATTTTTTTACAACTGCAAATTTATCTTCGAATAAATGAGGTTGTAAAATAAGAACGTGGCATAACGAGCCAAATATCATTTCTGGAGTTGCTTTGAATTTTTTAAGTTTGTATTCTAAAAATTCCTTTGGAGAAGTAAAAGATTTAATAGAAGAAAAAGACAATCTTAACTGCTTGTTTCTAATTTTTTCGATTAAAATTTCTCTTGGTGTTGGTTGCTGTTCTGCCACCGGAATTGCTTGTTCTTCTTGCTGATTCATATCTTCAAATATTTGTTTGGAATGGCCCATTACTACACTGCTTTTTCTAATTCAAGAACTTTATCTTCTAAGAGTTTTAAATCACCTGCTCTGGCTTTCATTTTGCCTTTTTTAATCACATTAATAGTTGATTTTAATTGCTTGATAGGACTTAATAATGCAGCATTTACTTGATCCGCTGTAATCCATGGTGCTTCTTCTCCTTCTGAAGTTGTGACTTTTTTAGGCTCTGGATCTGGTGCTGGTGCTGGAGTCAGTTCAATAATTTTATTTTGAATTTGCAAAATTTGTTCTGTTGTAGCGATTACTCTTTTTGCGGTTATTCCAGCCAAAGCTTTATTTAAAACCTCTAAAGTTCCGGCTAAAACCAATTTCAAACCTTCTGCATCAAGAACCTTTGGTGGCTTTAGCGCTTTAGGAGCTGGAGGCACCGGAGCTGCTGGAAGTGGTGTTTTAGCTTCATCTGAATGATGATTGTCGGCATCGTCTATATGTCCTGTAGGCACCATAAAAGCATAAAGTAAAGCATATTTTAAAGCATAAGTTGTAGCTTTTCCTGCGCCTTTGTCTTGTGAATCTATTCCTTGTCCAAAACCTTTCAAAACGATGCTTTCGCCACTTTCATGTAATAATAAATATTCCGTTTCAATTTCAGTAAAAACAGATTGTTTGCGTTTTAGTCCTTTTGGTGTTGATTTACTGTATGGATCCTCTTCATCCCATGTTTGGATGGTAGTTTCTTTTTTAACTCCTGTAGGCAACATACATAAGCCATTTTCCTTCATGGCTTTACCAATGATGATTTTTACATCTTTATCAGCAATTCCTTTATAGGAATTTCCTCCGGAACCAATAGTCATTCCTTTGTCGATTCCTTTCACGGATTCCATAACTGCTAGAATTGCTAAAGCTATTTTTGATTTGCTTTCTGTGGTTACTACTTCCATTCTTTTATTTTTTTAATATTAGTTCCTTGATAAGAGCATTTGTGTTTTTCAACGATAATGTCATTCGCTTCTTTTACACATTGTTCATCTGTGAAATAGAATGTTTTTTTTTCGGTGTCGATAAATAGCCTGTCGGCTAATTCATCTGGAGAAACGCATTCGTCTAATTCTTCGTAACCTTTTTCTATAAGTTCGGCAGCTATTTCATGTAATTTTTCTGAGGCAACGTAAAATCTATTCTTCATTGTTAATGTATTTATTAAAATTTTCTTCAGTTATTAGCCAGCTTTTACCCACTTTATCCGCTTTTAGGATTTTATCTCTAATGTGTCTGGCGATTGTGTTTTCTGTTTTTTTAGTCCATGCAGCAACTTGTTTTACGGTAAACAGATTAGATTTTGATTCTGTTGCTGGTTTATTATTTTCTTTATTTTGAATTTCGACGACTCGTACCGCAATAGCGTTAATGTTTTCATCAGAAAGTTTAATAGTGACGTCCATAGTTATAGTGGCATTGGTGGGTTATAATTTTCTTCTAGAAAATCAATAAAACTTTGTATTGTTGGTGCTTCCATTGTAGTTTTGAAAAATTCAACAACAATTGGGGACCAACCTTCTTTTTTGGTTTCAGTATCGGTAGGTATTGGTTTCCGGGTTAATACTACTTTTTCTTTTACTGGTTCAGTAGGAGTTACAGATCCAGTAACTACTTTTGCACCGGTAACGACTATGTTTTCTGCAGGGATTTTAACAACAGGAATTTCAGTTTGATTTAAGATTCCTTTACCAGAAATATTAGGACTTGAAAACATAACTGTTTTTGTTATTGGATCTTCTTCTTTTGCTTCAGGAAGCGGTTCGTTGTCTTTTTTAATTACTTCAACCCAATTTTTAATAAGGTCATCCCAATGTGATTCGTTAGCAGATTTAATATGACTAAAAAAGCATTCAATTTTTGATTTATCTGTTAGTTTGAAATCATAACTTTCGTTTTCTTTGTTTATAGTAAATGACAATTCCTTGATTTGTTTTATTCTTGCTTTCGAACGATCTTCTAATTTTTTAGCTTCGTTAGCACTATATACTTTACGGAACGATTTATGAACAAGGTACCAAGCATCATCATTCATGGATTTTAGATTTTCCTTAGAAACAAATTCAGAAGGGGTTTCTGTAGCTGTATTAACTAATGTAATTCCAAGTTCAGATAAGGTAGATCCAAGTGAAAGAAGGATTTCTAGTCTTTCGCTATACGCAGTTAATCTTTCATTTTCCAGCCTTGTTTCTTCGTTTTGAGTAAGAAGTATTACTGACGACTTTAAACGGTCTAAAATTGCTTGATGCTTCACTGAAAATTCAATTTGAAACTCTTGAAATTCTTCTAAAACTAAATTTTCTGTAAATTTTGTAAATTCAGTTTCTACAGCTTCGATACTGCTATAATCCAGCTTGGTAAGTTTATCATTCCAAGAGTCTTGAAAATCACTAATCGCATCCTTGATAGTTGATTTCCTTAGTTCTTCGGCTTCTGCTTCGGCTTTCTCTTTTGCAGCAACTTTTACTTTCCAAGCTTCACAATTAGCATTGTGAAGATCTTCTAGAGGTTGTGTCATTGTGGCTATTTCATCATAAGTTTTAACTAATGGATCAAATAACTTTTCTTTTAATGCATCAATGTCAATTTTTTTTGAAGCATTGGTGGTTGTTCTTCCTTTTTTTAAGGCTTTTCGGCTAGTATCTGAAATTTTAAAAGTAGCTTCATCAATAATCTCAACAACTGGATTATTATCCATTAGTTTTTGTTGATTGCTTTTAAATAAATCAACATTTAAAAAATGAGAAGGAGTTAAGTCTTTTATACTTACTAATCCTGTTTCGGTAACTGGTAATTTTGCTTCTTCGTTTTCGGCTGACATAAAAATAATTTATTTATAATATTGGTACAATTAATTTACACTTGTTCTTACAAAAAAATAGCTTCGGATTTGTTTACTTCTGAACTACACAACTCTTTAAATGAAGTGTGAAAAACCGGATCTAAAGGATCGGTTATAGAATACGTCTCAATTGATTCATTTCCTATAGGAATGCGTTCCTTGATTAATTCTAAGTTGTAGTTTTTAAATATTTCACTCGTATTCATAAGTTTGTTTTTCCCTAGTTGCAAAAGCATAAAAACAGATATTTTTGTAATTTAATTATTACTGTTAATTAAATATTTATATTTGTTTGTATTTGTTTTCGTTGAAGCAAATATATACAAGTATTTCTGAAATAAAAAACTATAAATGGAAAATAATACAACTATTTCTGAAAGAATATCCCAACTTATTGATTGTCTTGGAGTTAACCCAAATTCATTCGCTAAAAAACTAGGATATGATAGGTCTCAAGCATTATATGACATTATAAACGGGAAATCAAAACCTAGCTTTGATTTTTTCCAGAAGCTTTACAGTTCAGAATATTCTGAATTAGTAAATATGAATTGGCTTGTTACTGGTAAAGGAGAAAAGTTTGTACAAAATAAAAACAACGATAGGCTTGTATTAAACGAACCGGAAGAGGTTTATGGTTTGAATAACAGTGATTATGTTACTAATTTAATAAAATCACTGGCAATGAAGGATGAAATAATTGCTCTATATAGAGAGAAGTTACAGGCGTACGAATCTAAAGGAAGTACGGAATCACGTTTGAGTGAATTAGAAGAGTTTACAGAAGTTATAAAGTTTAAACTGAAATTAGATTTAGAAATTAAAAATACTAAAAAAAGAATCGTTACAAAAAAGAAAATGCCGTAGCTAATTGTCTAACAAAGGAATTGAAAGAAGGAATGTTTTTGCCTCTTTTCTTTCTTGATGTGAATAACTGTTATCTATGATAAGCATTATTAGTTTTTTTCTAATTTTTTTTAAATTACGTAATTTCTCTCGTGTGTTGTGTTCTTTTTGAGCTAACAAGAATTCTTTTTTAATTTCTTTAATCATTGATTTCTTTTTCAATTTTTTCAATTTCTCTATCAATTGTATCCATTAAATCGAGAGCTGAAATTTTGGAAGCAATTTTGTTTCTTAGAATTATTAAAAATAAACATACTATTAAAGACAGCGGAATTACTATAAAAAAATCTAATGACTCATCTTTGAATTTCATTTCGTCATTAAGTAGGTTTATAGTTTGGTACAGCAGCATTCCAATAGGAACCAGTATAGCTTTGTTCCACCAATTTTGACAAGTAAAATACCAAATAACCAATAAGTATAGGAATATGAATTTCTGTAGAAAAACCCACATAAATGTAGATACATTTTCGTAGTATTTACTTGTGTAGGTAAACAAAGATGTTTCCCAAGTTTTTACGCAAGGGAAACATTGATAAGAGTAAAAAATAATTGGAGTTATTATAATAAGTACTGCAATAGTGCTATCCGTGCGTAGGAGGTTTAACCGTGGCTGGATCGACGTCTTCCGAATATTGTTCTTTATCATATTTTTTTATAGATGAATTTTCTTTTTTTGTTACAATTTCTTCTGTCGTACATGACGAAAACAACAGTACAGAAATTCCGATTAAAAACAAACTTACTTTTTTCATGATTATATATTTTTAAGATTAATCTTCAAAATTACGCAACATGAAAAACTATATTTAAATTGATTAAGTTACTTATACATAACATATCAACTGTTTGTTTGAACTAATTTTACAAAAATAAGTGTATGGAAAATATATATTTTACGGGAAACCTCATTTAAACAAAATAATTTTATTTATTTGTTTTTATTTGTTTGTGTGTTTTATTTGTCGGTATATGGTCGGGATATTAAAAGGTATAAAAAAACGCAATACCTTTGTTTAATGGGTGTTGCGTTAGTTTTTTATTTTAAAAAGTGACCACGGTGGGATTACGAATTTGTACCATTAATACACATAAATAAATAAAAACACATATATTTTATATTTATAGTGTAAATTTAATTATATTTGTAGTGCAATATATTTGTATTGGTCCGAACTTGTCGGGATATTGCAGGGATGGGATGCTTTGGGAAGAGTATTCTTTTTATAAAATTCAAACGAAATTATGGCTACTTTAAAATATTCTATTGTAGGTAAAAAATCTCCTTCTGAGATCAGAATCCGTTACATAAACGGAAGGCTTACCGATACTGCTACAGGTATAAATATCTTTATTGATCCTAAGTATTGGGATCAGGAAAACCAACGTATAAGAAACGTTATTGCGGTACCGAATAGAGATAAAATGAATTCTAAATTATCCGAATTAAAGATTCATGTTTTTAATGCAGCTAATGACGATTTTATGAACGGTGAAATTTTAAACAAAATTTGGCTTGAAAAAAGTGTAGCTAAATTTTTTAATCGTCCCTCTAATGAACTTAAAAAAGCGCCAGAATACCATAAAATTTATTTGACTGATTTTGCTGAATGGTGGTTTAAAGAAAAAGCGCCAAAATTTAAAGTTAGTGCCGATCAGTATATGGATAGTACCACTATTGGACATTATAAAATTTTAAATTCCCAGATTCAAGAATTTGAAGGTAAGGATAAGATAAAATTCAGTTCTATAGATGATGTTTTATTAGATAAATTTTCAGAATTTCTTACTGAAAAAGAATATGCCGAGAAAACAACCAAACGAATGTTGGGACGATTTAAATTCTTTTGTTTAAGAGCCGAAGCCGAAAATATAGTAATTAATCAATCTTATAAAAACAGAATTTTTGTAGCAAAATCTAAAGAAGATTATAAAGAACCTTACTTTGATGAAGTAGAAATAAATAAAATTTACAACCATGATTTTTCTGATAACACAACGCTGGATAATGTAAGAGACAATTTGATTATTGGATTATGGACCGGTTTAAGAATTTCTGATTTTTTATCAAAACTTAAATTAGATAATTTTCATGATGATTTTATTGAAATTCAAACGGAGAAAACAAAGACTTGGGTGTCAATTCCGGTGCATTGGATGATACATGATATTTTGAAGAAAAGAAACGGTGCGCTTCCTGAAAAAATAAGTGATCAAAAATTCAATAAGCACATAAAAACGATAGCTGCAATTTTGAAATTTGATACCCAGATGATAGGTGGTATTTCAAAGGTTGATCCAAAGACTAAAATTAAAAGAAAAGTAGTAAGTTTATACCCAAAACACAAATTGATTACCAGCCATATTTGCCGTAGAAGTTTTGCTACAAATATATATGGGACTGTAAGCAATAGTACATTAATGGCGATTTGTGGATGGAAGAGTGAAGAACAAATGCTGGACTATATCAAGAAAACAAATAGGGAACACGCTGAGAGCTTGAAAAAAGTTTGGGATATAAATTATAATAAAGTGAATTAAAATGGAAAATAAATATTACACCCCTAAATTAAATGAATTTTTTGACGGATTTGAATATGAAAGTTTGGATGATATTATTTGGAAAAAATCTGTTTTTGATTTTAGAGATTTAGAAGTTGTTGATGATGAAATAAGAGAGGAAATTATTAGAGTAAAATACCTTAACAGAGAAGACATAGAAAGTTTTGGGTTTAAGTATGATAGCGATAATTTTTTCGAAGGTTTTTTTAATGGATTAATTTACAAGATTCTATTAGTAAATGAAAATGTTTGGATCTATTTTAGACAGAATGTTGGAAATGAAAAAATAATAGATAAAACATCTTTTTTCGGTAAAATTAAAAACAAATCTGAACTTAAAAAATTAATGGTTCAATTAGGAATAGAAAATAAATTGTGGTTTGATACTCCAAAAGGAAAGGTTTATCTGGATTTAGAAGAGTATAAAAAACAAATTGAATGGGAAAACAAAAAAGGGAAATAATAACATAAAAATAAACGAAAATGTCAGAAGAAAACAACAATCAAATTCCTGATTCAGAAATAATGAAAAAGGTTTTAGCGGAGTTACGCTATTCGGCTTTGGCTTTTGCAAATGAATTAGGATACAAGAGTCATTCTACTATTCATCATATTTTATCCAGTAAAAATAAAATCAGTGATGATTTAGTAGATAAAATTATAAAAAAGTTTCCAGAGGTGCATTATTGGTTCCTTAAAAAAGGACAGCTACCAGTTATTTTAAATGACAAATTAAAAAGAAATCAAGCTAATTTATTTGGCAAACCAATAGGGATTGATTCACCAGATTACAGCCTTGAAACTTTTACTACCTTAAAAAACATTGAAACTATTCTGTTGCGAATCGAAGCGACTTTAAACCAAAAAAGCGACCACTAAGGGTCGCTTTTTTTTATTATCTTTGTAAAGAGTTCATCGTACCATTTGGACGAAGGAAATATTAAAACGCAAGCCTTGATGCTCTGCGTTTTTTTTGCTTTTACAATTCTTTATAACTGATTTCTGATTTTAGTGCTTTTAATATTTTAGCCATTACATCAATGGTTATTCCTTTTCGTCTGCCGTTTTCCAGATCACTAATGTACCTGTTTTTTCTATCTTCAAAAACTTCTTCTGAAATGTCCGCAATTGATTTCCCTAGTGCTGTCCTTTTTTCTTTTACAAATTTGGCGAAAATCTCTATTTCTGTATCTGGCATTTAATATTTATTTTTGAATTTATAATTATGTTTTTGTTTAATAATTTCAGCTTGATGCTTTAAATTATTAGTTGTCAAAGGTATTAAATTTAAGTTTTCGTGAATGTTTACATTTTTGTAAGAAACAACATTTCCACCTAAAGTAATAAACCATTCGTAAAAATTTTGAGTTTTTGCTATTGCTGACATATTTTTTTTGATGTTAGTAAATACTTGCTGCAATTGCTACAGCAAGTAAAAAAATGATTAAAATTATAGATTGTTTTTTGCTCATGGTGCTTTTTATTCGTGATAAAAAATAGCTGCTTTAAAATGTTCATCCACATGATCGTAAAAAGTTGAGGTATGAATAATAACAAATTGAGCATTAAGTTTTTGAAGTTCTTCAATTAAATTAGTTCCCAGTGCTTCGGAATCTATGTTTTTTAAAATTGTCTGTTTCATTTAAAAAGTAAATTAGTGAGGTGTATTATAAAAGTTTCGATTTGATCTCTAAATTGATTCATGGCTTTAGTTTTTTATTATTTCTTTTACGTTCAATGGGTAGTAGTTGCCTTCGTGTTTAAAGCATTTTTGATTTTTTAGCTTTTGTTCTACTGCTTCCCTTGTTTTTATTAGTTCGTCCAGCATACCAGCCATTATAGGCTTGGCAAGTCCAGGAGAAAGTCCCAATAATCCCAATTTTGCCTTAACAATTAAATAGATGGTTCTATCTTTTTGTTGGGGCGTTAGGCTTGAAAAATATCTAAAGCCTTGTAGCTTCATTGCTTTTGCTGTTGTCATTTTTTCCATTTTATAAAGGTTTTTGTTTATAATTTTACCTGTGCCGTTGTCGGTATCGCTACGAATAATTCTCCATTTCAAAGAATTCAACGGCTGTTATGCTACATTATCGGGGAGTAATGAGCAACTAAATAAGTGCAGGACGCTACGAATAAATAAAATAAAATAGCTCCTATAATCTCTTTTGTTCTTTCTGATAAATTCATAATTTGTGTTTTTGGTATTAATAATTTGTACTAAAATAATTCTGGGTTTAATGTAAATGTTTTTAAAACAGTAGGTTTTATTTTTGGGCTGTATGCCGTTGGTCTTGGCTGTTGTGCTGCTTTTGCTTTTTGGCGTTCGGTTCGTTTGTCTGGTGCTTTTTCATAAAGCGGAAAACCTTTTATTTTTGCTACTCTTTGGTTGAATCTTCCCCAGATTTCTTTGTCTTTAAATTCAAAGTGAGCAGTACCAACTTTAAAACATTTTACTCTAAAATAAGCCCATTCAAACCATTGTCCGTACTCGTTTATCGGTTTTCTTCCAGTTGTGTAAAGTGTGTCAAATTCATCGTAATTATCGCCCGTGATATAACAAATTGCTTTTAACATATCTTCTAAGGTATTAGAAGAGTTCATTTGAATTTTAGTTTCTCCTTTATACCATCTTTGATCTTGATAACAAATACTTGGAACAATAAATTTTTGATTTAAAACATAATTTTCATTAGTTTTCCAACCTTTTAGGCCAAATCTGTTTTCGTGATGGTGTGAAGTAACTTTATCAAAAACTACCTCAATAGCTTTATCCATTCTCTGCTCGGTTGTTCCTATTACAATTTCAAGCATTTTATAAATGTTACGCATCGTAAAAGGAATGTGTGTTTGGTCTTCTACAAATTTGTTTATATCGTCTCTCATACTTTGGGTAGAATACTTTTGCATATTCATTTTATTAAAAATGAAGTTCCAACCGCTTTTTTGCATTTCCTTTTTAAAATCAGCTCTTTGTATTGGTTTTTCTTTATCAGTTACCTGAAAACCTATTTTTACAGAAAAATAACCGCTTGTTAAATTATTCATCCTGTTAGCCTCTTCTAGTTGCTTATCAAAAATTTTGATGCTTTCAACATATCGGTTAACTAAATCCCTAACAACATCATAACTCATTATTCCTTCGCCTTCTGGCTCTTCTTCATCATCTAAAAAGAAACCTTCAAACTCTGTAGAATACTTTGCACCGCTTTTTTGTAATATTACTAAACCAATTTCAACGCCTGTTGTTCTTTCGGAATTTTCAAAACAATTGCCTAAACTGGTATAATTCCCGTATAAATTAATATTGTTTTTTAGTTCTTTTCTGCTTTGGCTGTATGGGTTTACAATAGTTTGAGCGTTACAAAGTGAAATGATTTTACAACCTGCTGGCGCAATATTAAAAGCGTGTAAAATGTGTTTTTCGTCTCCGCTAAATGGTGGATTCATTACAATTAAATCAACGTGCGAAATGTCCGAACTCTCCAACTCTAAAAAATCAGCTTTTAAAAATCTGGCTTTTTGGCTGGAAATGTGCGCCAAATCTTCGTTTAACTCACAAAAAAGAACTTCTTTCGCTCCGTTGTCATTCAAATAATCAATAATATTTCCTTTTCCTGCGCTAGGCTCTAGAATTACTTTATCAGTTATATTAATGCCTTCTAGCATTAAAAAAATAACATCGTTTGGCGTTGGATAAAAATCAGGATTAAACATATTTTTTAGTTTTTAAATTCATTATATCCAACCTCAAAAGCAATAGGATCGTTTTTATAAATCCAGTTCCCGTACTTTGCGCGGTCTGGTATTCTTCCGCCGTTGCTTTTTTTGTCGTCTTCTGGAGTGCTTATTTCGTTTAAATAATCTGTGTACTGTTTTTTAGTTTTCATTTTTAAAAGCCTTTTTTAAACGTGCTTAGGTTTATATTAAATTATTATTGATTTACTAATTTTGATAAATTAAATAGGCTTATAACTTTGCCACTTTCGGCGGCTTCGTTTATATCTTCTAAATTGCTGTAAATTTCAACCTCTTGAACTCTGGCGCATTCCTTGACGCTCTCTGAAACTTGGCCCGTATTTTTTAAATCCAATTCAGCTAAAAAATTAACTGTTTCTTGAATTTCATCTTTTAACGTGGGTACTTCTTTTTTAAATGTGTTTGTTATATCTCTGCCAGAATGATCGTAAACGGTTAAATGTCCAGGAATGTTAAAGGCTCCGTTTTCGTTTTTTGAACCGTCGAAAATCTTTTCTTCTTCTTGCTCTGGTTCTTCCGCTTCTTCTGGAATAGCTCCGCCGCTTAAAAGTTTTTCAACTTCTGGAAGTTGTTTTTTTGAGAAGATCCAACCAGGACCGCATGACAAACGAAAGTTAAATTTTCCGCCTATTTCCTTTAATTGGTCTTTGATTGGTTTTGTATCACCTATAACCGCTATAGATTTTTCGCTGTAGTCAATTATTTGAACTTCTCCGGCTGGAACTTCCACCGCTTCAAAATTTGCGCTTTCTTTTACTTCTGTTTGTGCTGCTTCTGTAACTTCAAAACTTAATTTAAAAAACTCGTTTGAATGTGGGTCGCTTTCGGTTCTTGGTATTAGTCCAAGAAAAACGGCGTTTAATGGAATTTCATTTTCTCTTAAAATTCTATAAAAATGATCATTTACATTATCGTATCCGTGATGATCCAATTCTGGGCGAAGTCTTAATAAATCATTTTTTACGGCTTCTTTTAGTTCTTCGTTAAATTCTCTGTAAGTGGTCACATATTTGGCTTGCGGCAAATTTTCTGTGTGTTCGCTGTAGCTGTAATCTGTCATGCTGTCAAATCGTCCGTATGCGTATTTATTTGTAATTTCTTCAACCTGTCCGACTGTCGGCCCGTTTTCCCAAGAAATACGAACGGCGTCACCTCCGGAGAAACTCTCCGACCTTACAGAAAATTTAAATTGTGGCATTACTTTTTTAAGTTCTTCACGAATAGCGGCGGCGCAATTTGAATGACTGCTTTTTAATGGGTTGGCTTTTAATTCTGCTTTATATGCTTTGCTTCTGTCGTGGCTTGCTTTAGCGTTTTTTATTGCTTCCGTTGCTTGTTCTTCGGTTCTGTATCTTTTATAGATACTTTCTTTTGCTGCTGTTCCTTTATAGATTTTTAACCAGGTGCTAGTTTCGTCAATCATTACAAATATTTTTAAATCTCCGTAATTTTCGCGGCTGTAACCTTTTTTTATTAAAGTTTCGAATTCAATATTTTGAATATTTAATCTACCTGCTTTTGTTGCTGTTGCTCTCATTTTGATATATTTTTAAATTGTTTTTAGTCTTCTTTGTATGCTTTGTATTCTTCATCAATTGGCAGGATCTTAAACTCTACCTTTGCAATGTGTTCCGATGCTTTAACGCTCCAGCCTTCAGATTGCAATTCAATAGCGTATTTTTGCCAGTTGTTTGTTTCTCTTGGTAAACAACCGTTAAACATAAAATAAGAAGCTGTAAGCATTAATATTATATAGTGGGTTCTAATCTTTTTCATGCTATCGGGTTTTAAATTTGTATAACAATTGAAACAATAAAAAGAAAGAAAACCGACAAAATTAATTTACATCGGTTTTCTGTTTGGTTGGGTTTCCTCTTCATATTTAATTAAGTTTTAAAGATTTTGTATTTTTGAATGTCTTACACCCGTAGGTACTTTTTATTTGCTCCAGGCTTTTAGTTCCTTTGCTTTTTTGTTGGTAGTCTTCAGGAGAGTAATACCAGGATTTTTTGACGCTGGCGAACCTTGCACCGTTGTAGCCTATTAACTTGATCCCTTTTATTACTTCCTTTTGTTCAAACGTTGCGCCTTTCTTTTCATCTTCTAACCAAATGAAGGAACCGACAAAAGAAATATTAATTTCCTCCAGCCTATCAAAGTTTTTGATCATATCGTAAAACTCTGAAGGATCAAAATTTGTATAATCTTCTTTTTGTTGGTCTGTCTGGTTCGTTGGTTTAAACTTTTTGAACTCTGCAAACATTTGAATAAATTCTGTTTGTGAATCTCTTCCGCTTGTGTCTGGGTGCAGATCTTTACATAATTGACGAAATAAGTTTTTAGCCTCGTCTATCGTACTGCAATTATTAAAGTAATTCATAGTTATAAAGTATTTATTGTTTTGTCTTGTTTCGCTGTCTTTCAGCTCGTCAGTAAGGAAATAAATCCTTATACAAGTTCAGCGTATCATTATTTACAATACTGCTGGATTTCGGTTTATTTAGCCTGAGTAATCACACCCGCCATTATAGTCTGGTCCACTTGTAAAAGCTTTGATTTAATCAACTGCTTTAGTACCCCACAAATATAGGTCTTTATATCATTGGTATAACAAATTGATACCACTAAATTGATACTAATTATTTATACTAATAATATAAACAATAGTTTTTATTTATAATTCGTTTATTTTATTCAATGCCTTGTTATCATTGGTTTTACTACTGTTATTCGTTCGTTTTATTATCATTGTTTTGTTATGCTTTTTATTCGTTTTCCTGCTGGATTGTTTTGTTATTGATTGATTTGGTTTGATTTTATTATTTACTTGCTATTTTGATTTATTGACTGTTAATGTAAGGACAGTTAAACCGCTTGTAATTGCGTTTAAAGCTGGTTTTATGGCTTAATATTCCGGAATGATGCAGAATGATTTTAATATATTGAAACGTCAGGCGGTTGAGTTTGTAATTCGCTGGATAATTGACTGGTTTTTTGTAGTTGTCGTGTTGATTGTCGGGATAATTAGTATAAAATATTATAATTTCCTTTATTAGTAAGGCTTGGCAGTGGCTTAACGTGACCTAAATAGGATTAAGTTTGTAGTAGTATAAACGAAATCAGTCACAACGGGAGGAATAAAAAAGTCAAAAAAATAGCAGGATCAACAGAAATTAAAGACCCCATACCCCAAAATAATCGAGTTTCCTTTTTCGTCGGAACGTCCGGATACCCCTATACCCTCCCTACAAAGCAATCATGTAGTAAGTTTTTATAATAACAATAAAAAGTAAGTAAAATAGTAAAATTATAAAGTATTAATAATCAATAAGTTAATAAAACATTTATAAATTAAAACTGTTAAAATTGATTTATTATTTGTTTATTCCAATTATACTAAGTTACTCAAAGTAATTACTATAGAGTTTATTTGCTTGTTTTATGCTTTAACTTATTTGTTTTCAATTTGTTACATTTTTTTTTATGTTTTGAAATTACCACTGGGTGATAGTTTAATTACCAACCACTGGTAATTTCATGTCAAATAATTATACTATTAGTATAAAATAATTATATTTGTAAAAGCTTAAACGAAAACACAAATGGGAATGATTACAAAAAAAATGTTTGTTCATACGATTTTAACATTAAGACTTCAGTTTCAATATGATATTGAACAAGCTCAGGCTTTGTCTGTTGCTTTAAAAGTAGTCGAAGAAAACATTCCTACGTACAACAACAATCCATTGATTAAAGCTATTATTTCGTTGCTTCAGTTGCATTTCCCTAAAGACTCTAATGGTTTTTGCAGGATAGAGCACTATTGCTTTGAATTAAACTTTGGCAAAGTAGGTGATCAGGAATTAATAACTACTGATGATTTATGGTTTGAATTAAATAAAAAATAAAAAACAATGGCTTGTACTAATGACTTTATGAAAGGTTGCGCTGGAAAGATGCAGCATAAGACAAGGTTATCAGCCAATTACTTTTTACAAAACGAACATTCTAACACTACTGCTAAAGTTTACAAATGTAAAATATGTGGCAAATTTCATATCGGTAGTGATAATAAAACAAGGGAAAATAAAACAGTTAAACCAAAAAAACGAGTAAATGAAGAACAACACAAACGAAAGCACAAAAGATTCAAGTACTAACAATGTACTTGCTTTTATTCCGGAAAAACCAACATATACTGTTGAAGAAATGTACCAAGGCGTAGTGGGCCACCCAAACGGTAATTACTACAAAATAACCAGAAAAGATTTAACCAATGTTTATCTTTCATTGATTGAAGGAAACCAATTGACGAGTTGTCCTGCAGCAATGTTGCTATACGAAATCAGCAAAGGGTCATGGTTTTTTTATGCTCCTGGCGATAATTCATGGAAAGAAAAAGTTTATACCGAAGAAGTGATGGCGTATAAAAACAACGTCTTGAAATCGCTTATCTATAACCAGCTTTGTGTAGAGGCTAATGATAATCTTATTGGTACAGTAGAACACGATCCTTATCTAAACAACTTACTGAAGAAAGCAAACAAAGGATTAGAACGTAAGGCCAATAAACATTTGAACCAAGTGTACGGTGCCGATCCTCAAATGTTAACAAATCTATTCAACGCGATTGATGGTTTTGTTTCCAGAATGGCAAAGTCATTACCGCATGAATTTTTATACCTCAACTCCATTTATGACGAGTACAATGCGGATCCTACAAAATACATTGGCAGAGAAATATTGCTTGACGATGTGAATACGAAGGATACGTACGATGCGGATAAAGATAAAGAATACTAGCTATGAACAGCCTACAAAATTTAGTTATAGGAATTGATCCTGATGTGAGTAAATCAGGAGTCGCCAGTATCGATAAGAAAACTAAAATTTTCGAATTGAAAACATTAACTTTTTTTGAACTATTCGACTACCTAGAGTTCAACAAAGAATTCATTAAGGAAGTTCGAATAGAGGCTTCATGGTTGATTAAAAAAACCAATTGGCACGAAAACAAAAAAGGTACCGGTGTCGCTTCTAGAATCGGTTCAAAAACAGGAGCCAATCACGAAGTAGGAAGAAAGATTGTCGAAATGTGTATTCATAAAGAAATTCCTTTTGTCCAAGTTAAACCACTCAAAAAACATTGGAAAGGAACTGATGGAAAAATAACCCATAAAGAAATCGAAAAGTTAGTCGCCAATTTTCCTAAAAAATCAAACCAAGAACAGCGCGATGCTTTGTTACTAATTCTATAATCAATGAAAGATAAAGCTAAAGAGAAATGTGAATGCAAAATTCCAGAGCCAAGATCTAAATGTAGCGAAAATGGAATTTCAGCTTATTGTGTTAAATGTAAAAAAACGATATAAAATGATAATAAAAACAACAATCATTGCTATTGTCATAATAGCTTTTCTAGTAGTAATCTGGTTCAAACCAAGAATAGATAAAGCTAATGGGAAGTACATCCTTTGGTATGGCATTAAAAATAGAAAATTTATATTCCTATGAAAAAACCAAATCTTCAAGCAGTAAAGAAATATTTTTCTAATACTAAAACAGTAACCTGCTTAACTAACGCAATGAATGTTGACGTTACCGGCATTAATTCTTTTGAATACGATGATGAAGCAGAAATATGGACTTCCGTAGGTGGGGCCATTACCTTTTGGAAAAATGGAGTATATGCTACAATTGTAAACTCAGTTTCAAAAAAACCATGCAAATGCGAAAACTGTGACTGCAATAAGTTAAAAACGGTTAAACGTAATCTTAAAAAGTAATGGATCATTTAATCATTGAAAACTTAGCAGTATGCTTTAAGGAGTCAAAAGAACCAATTATAATATTTTGTGATTGGAAAGATGCTGTAAAAATAAAATTAGACATTGAATCTAAAATGTTAAATGTAATGAATGGTGATTTTACAGATACAAGTAAATTTCCTTTATTACGATATTTTTCATGTATCATGGAAGGTAAAACATTTGTTTTTATTGACACACTACAGATGGATTTGTTTTTAAAATTAAAGAATAAATATATCGATGAAAAAAACAACAATTGATATTGCAATCTATTGCGCTAAACTAACAATTGTTATTGACAAGGATTTATCATGGCTTGAAAGAAAATACAAAACAATTTCATTAGATAGTTTTGGTGCCGTAACCATGAAAGACGAATCAAAATACAGGCATTACATAGTAGCGTTTACAGATGTAAATCACCTCAGCAATATAGCTCATGAAGTTGTACACATCAAAAATCATATTTTTTTAGATTGTGCCATGGAGCTTGACAGACACAAGGACGAACCAGAAGCTTATTTAACCGGTTGGTTATTTGATGAAATTTACAAATTTTTAAAAAAATGAAAATAAAACAATTAATCCGCAGCAAAGTTCTGGTTGAGATTTCGGGTGCAGTTACGCAAACTGCTTCCGGAATATTCCTTCCAGGTGAAGCAATAAAAAAACCACTAGAAGGGAAAGTAATCTTGGTAGGTTCAGATGTACAAACCGTAAAAGTAGGCGATACCGTTCGCTATTACGATCATTGTGGAATCCCCATGGAATACGAAGGTAAAAACTGCATCTTTCTTAAAGAAAAAGATGAAATAGAACTGATACTATGATCGAAATAGACTTAGAAGTGCTTTGGATTCCAGACGAATTAAAGCCAATTCAGGAATCCGGTATGGAAGTGCCAATGAAAGATTGTACTACAAGGATACATACATTTTATTTGATAGCTGGCATACGACCTCATGACGAAAAAGGATATTGTGAAGTATTGTCTAATAATGATGTTTACATAATAAAAGAATCCTACGAATCCGTAAAGCAAAAAATAAAAAACCAAATGAATTTCAAATGGAATTAAACAACATAAAAAGAGCGAAAATTAAGCGCATCATTAAACAGCAAAAGAAGAATGTTCATCATTTAATTTTGTTAGATTTAGATGCACTTCCGAATACAATAGATTGTAAAAAAGCTTTTAGTTTTTTTAATCAACAAGGAGTTTTTTTAACAAGCTCTAAGCCTAAAATAGATAAAGGATATAGATTTAGTAAGAGAATTTAATTTAGCAATGAAAAAAAAAAAGTAATATCCTACCTCGCCAAAGACGTTTCCCGAAGCTACAATGAACAATTGGAGTTGCTTCGTTTTGCGTCCGTGGCCGTAGAATCTGCTTTTACAAAACGATACTTCAATTCCTTATTGCTATTAATGAAATTATCCAAATCCGAAAGAATTTTTTTGGACTTTATCACTGAGGAAATGGATGATAATAATTTTATAACCAATAGTTCTCAGGTCCGCGACAAATTCAATTCATTACTGATAAAAATTGGTCAAGATATTTATTCAGATACTACCATTCACCGTTGCTTTGCAAACCTTACCAAGTCACATTTAATTTCCAAAATGAAAGGAAGAGGATTGTATCAGGTAAGTCCAGTCTTCTTTTTCCGTGGTTCCGAAGAGCAGCGCGCCAAAGTATTGCGACATATACTGGAAGCCATTAACAAAGAACCTATCAATAAGTTACGACACAAACTGCTTACCGGTACAAAGGTTTCTTCTTTTCAGGAGCCGGAGCCTGATTGATTTTCAAAATCAAATCCATTTTCTTTTTGTCAAATGCCGTTCTGGTTTTCTTTCTCGCTAATGGATTGCTATAATCCTCTAAGAATTTCTTTTCTCCAGACAACAATTCATAAAAATCTTTTATTATTACGGTAGCACTGGCATTCAATCGGTACACATGTTTCCCTAAATTATCCCCGTTCTGTACAATCCCCAAATAACCGGTATTCATCAAGTTTTTTATAGAACGGTACTTGAACTGCTTCGGAATTTCAGCATAATCTTTTTGAGTAAAGAATTTCTTTCCATGCAAGTATAACAGTAATTCAAATAATCCAAGATCAATTTTATATTTTTTCTGGATATAAGGCCTTACAACAATTAAATTTTCCAAAAAATCATAACCCTCAAACAGTTTTAAATTAAACTGTTTTGAGTATTTATTTTTCTTCGCTTCAGCATTATAATCATAAACCAATTTTATATTACTTTCCTTCAAAGCATCAAGAACATTTTCAGATACCATTTCTTTTACCGGTTTTTTCTTCATAATAGGTAGTACAAATAAATTATACTACAAATATAAATAGATTGCACTATAATAAATAAAAACTATTATCTTTGTTTTTTAAATAGTTTTTAATTATCAAATTTTAAAGTAATGCCAAAAGCAAACGACACTGATATTTACAAATACAATGAGTATCCTAGTTTATTGGATTACTTGTTTGGTGCCGATTTTGAAGACTATAAAAAAAACAAAAGTTTTCGTTTAAATTCTATTATCCAGTTAATCAATAATGTAAACGGAATCAATAATCTACAGTTTATTTTTTCGGACGGTAGCGATCCTGATGTTGATTATTTTGATAAAGGATACTTTTTTACAGATAATAACGAAACCAATCCTTACAGTTTTACAAAGCTTATTCTAAACAAAGAATCGCTGCAGCCTATAAATTTGACTTTATTGTTCGAAAGGTTGGCAAGCATTGAAAACCTAGTCATAAAATTAGAAAATCCAGCTAATCCAAATAACTTCTTCAATTTTAGAATAACAGGGATCACGGATGAAACAGATTTTTTTGTTTTTGACGTAGTAGTTTTTGAAGATTTTTTCTTTGGAGAATTATTAAACGAAACAATCTACAGCGTTTATTTTGACATAAAAACCGATGGAATTGTACAGGACAATATCAAAAAAGAAATTTTAATAAATTGTCCTGCTGAAATTACACTAGCTAATTTTGCCACGATTATTAATGCACTTGCTTCATTCAGTATTTCACAAACAGAAATACCAACTTTTAAAGCAGTTTCAAGTGATGCTATTCCAATTACGCATTATGTTGAATTACTCAATATAGGAAAAGGGAATTATGGAGTTGGTGGTACCGTATTAAACACTTCAAATATAAAAGTTACTTCTTTTGGAGCGACCGCTACAGATATTGAAGATTTACCAACCACTCAAACAATAGATTTAGGTTATGAAGGTGATGATGTTGTAACAGCATTAAACCGACAATTACCTAATATAGTTATTCAGGATCAAAACGAAGGCTATGTTATTATAAAAGGAATATTTGCTTTAGGCGCTTTTAGTGAATACTTATGGATAGGCACTGGAGGTTCTTATGGGGGATCAGGGGGATTACAATCTTCGTTCTTAGACTTCAAAGAATTATCAAATCCAGTAGTTTACACAAAAGAAGAGACAGATGCTTTATTAAACGAAAAACTACCAAAAGGCACTTATGATGGCGATGCAGGAATATTAGACGAAAGAATAACAACTTTAGAAGGTGTCCAAGCTTATGGTAATAGATTCACAGGAAAATCTTATGCTTTGTGGTCTGGATCCGGATTAACCTATGATGTAATTTATACCAGTTATTATATTGACAATATTTTATATCCAGGAGCTACGGTACAAAGAACATTAAGTGCTGCTGATGCAACAAATCCAAGATTTGATTTAATAGCAGTTGACGCTACAGGAGCAATAGTAATTACAGGAACCGCAAGTGCAAGTCCTGAGATACCTACTGTTGATCCAAACACGCAATTGTCTATTACTCCCGCATTAGTTGGAGCAGGAGCATTAACGCCTACAGGAGTAAGTAATGAAAACATATACATAGAAAATTCAGAGTGGACGCCAACAACAAATAACGGAACTATAAATTTCAATGCTTCAGCAAATCCATTTCAAGGAACAAAACATATCGATTGCGGTGCTTTCACTAATGGTCAGTATTTAAAATTTGTAGATAATATAACTAATCAAATCGCTGATTTTGGCCAAATAGGACTTGCAATTAACTTAAAAAACACTTTCAGCAATTCGACGAAGTTTTCAATTAGATTGTACAATGGTGTTACCGGAATAAGCTCTACCGTTGTCATAAATTCTGGCACGTATAATTTTGATAGAACAGTAGTAAACGCATATCAGCTTATTGTTATTCCAATATCTGCATTCACTTTTTCAAGCTCTGATTTTGATAGAGTGGATATTGTAATGGTTGGTGCAAATCCAACAGGGTTTAAATTAGACAACATTATTTTATACAAAGGTTCAAGTAGTAATTCCCCAGAACAAAACGCAATAACATCTATAATTACCGATAGTGGTATTGCCAATGCTACAACTAAAGATGATACTTTTCAATTTAAAGGCGCTAATGGATTATTAGTAAGCGCCATAGGAAAAATAATCACGTTCACTTCAAACTTCACAACCGCTTTAAAGTCGAATTACGATAGTGCTTATGCTTGGGTACAATCACATCAAAACGTGGATAATACCTCTGATGTGTCAAAACCAGTTTCTACAGCGCAAGCCGCTGCTGATGCTGCAACTTTAGCAAGTGCTCAAACGTATGCTTCTAATTTAATTACCCAATTAATTAATGGTGCTCCTGCTGACGGAAATACGCTAAAAGAACTCAGCGATAAGATACTTGCAGTTCAGGCAATAATTGGCGGTTCTACCGCTGATGGGGACGCTCTGGTTAATACCGTTGCTGAACTATTGGCTGTGATGGCTACTTTCCCAGAAGGAGTTGATCTAGTTACTTTATTAGCAGGAAAAGTAAATACAACTGATATTTATAATGCGCTTGATTGCATTGTTGCTGGTAAAGTTGCCGATGCAAGACAGGTGAAGGTGTTGAATGATTTGATTACGACTTTACGAGCTGATGTAAACGCCAATACAACTGCAATTGGTTTACGTGAGCTTTCATCAAATAAATCACAAGACATTGAAACGGACAAAGCCTCTACAACTAAGTTTTCGAGCATTAAGGCTTTTTATGATTGGTGCGTTGGTAGATTTCAACCAAAATTAGTAGCAGGAGCTAATATCGCTATTGATAATACAAATTCATTGGCTCCTGTTATTAGTGCAAGTTCATCGGGTAATGTAATAAATGCAGTACTTCAAATATCTGGAACAAAACTTTTATCGAGTACTGATAATGGGTTGGTTTTAATTTTAACAGCAAATTGCACGGTAACTATTCCAAATGGATTGCCGGCGAATTTCGAATGCACATTGGTAACGTTAGCGGGTGCAACTCTTACAATTGCGCAAGGTGGCTCAGTTGCTTTATTGAATAACGCCGGAACTACAATGGCTGAAAAATTAAGTTGCACGATTAAAAACACCTTGACAACTAACCAATATTTAACCGTAGGAAATTTATAAATTATGAATTTAGTAGCGAGACAAGTTTACGGAAATAAAAAAAACACTGTTTGGAATACTTCAATCGGAGGGGTTTCGGCAACTATTACAACGGCTTCCGCATTGGCCACAAAGTTAGCGATTTCAGTTGGTGCAATATCAAATTTTACTATTATAGGAAGCGACATTAATTGTATGATTACGGGGAGTTATGTGATTCAGGCGGATTGCTTTTTTGCTAATAATGCTATAAAATTTTATTATGATAATGACAATTTAATTTCAGACATCAAAGACAGGGCCTTTCAAAATGCTCTTAATTTTAAAAAAGGCATTTTTAACGGAATTACAACCATAACGGGAAATTTTGTTTTCGGTGGCGGGGTAAATAACAAACGTCTAACTTTGATAATGAGTAATTTAGTAACAGCAAATGCAGTTCCTTTTTATTATTGCGGAGATTGTGATTTTACGCTTTACGCACCTAATTTTAGAACAATAGCAAGTTCAACGGGAGACAACACCTCTTTTTATACTATTTTAAGCACTTCAATTTTATATGTTCACCCTTCTTTAGCTACAAGCAATTCCGGCGGTGTCGAGGGCGATATTGCCTATGCAATTGGCAGAGGTGCAACGGTTAGATATGTAACTAATTTAACAAATCCAAACCCGGCCACATCAATAACCACGGGTTCAATCTATAATTCCGCAGTACAGTTAAATTTTACCTCACCGACAGGCAGTACAAACGCAATAGATTATTATGAAGTTTATATAAATGGCGTTTTAAGTAATAATATTTATAGGTCGGGTGATTGTGTTGTTGGGTTGTCTAAAAATACTAATTATAATATAAATATCATTGCGGTAGATATTTTTTATAATAAATCATTAGTTAGTAATACAGTAAACGCAACAACGTCTAATTATAGTTATACAGATACAGAAGCAAACACCTATATCTCAGCTTCGGGTTTAACAAGTAGCGATGAAGAAAGTGCTTATAGTTTAATTTCCAACCTAAAATCTAATTCTTTATGGGTTAAAACGCAGGCTTTGTGGATGTTTAAAGGGGAAACGGAAGCGAGCCAAAAACTTAACGCTAAAAACCCAATAGATAGCGATTCTGCATTTAGATTAGTATTCACAGGGGTTGGGATTTTCAGTTCTTTAGGTTATCAAACAAAAGGAACCGCTTACGCTAATACTAAATTTACACCGAGCGTGAGCCAATCTTTAAACAGTAACGGAATGACCGTGGTAATTGGAACCAACAATACACCGCCTACAAGCGACACGATAGAAATGGGGAGTTATAATAGTGGCCCACAGGAATCGGCCTTGCTTATTAAACGAAATTCTGCGGGCCAAGTAGCGGTGACGTTGAATGGTACGTTATTGACCGACAATAGTTTGAACAACGCAAAAGGAATATGGATAGGCACGAAACAATCCGCAACAGTTACTAAATTATTCCGAAATGGAGGAGTTAGGATAAACGGAAATAGTAGTGGTTCGTTGCCAAACGTACCTTTCTTTATAGGGGCATTGAATTTGAACGGTAACCCTTATGGACATTCAAATCAGAGAATACAAATGGCAATCATTCACGAGGGTTTAACAGATGCGGAAGTGACTACGTTAAATTCAATAATAGATTTAAGCGAAGCAATAGCGGGCAGAAAAACGTGGTAAAACAATATAAAAAACAAAAATATGATACAAACAATTCAGCCCTTCTTTTACGAGGACAGAGGTGATAAAATCGCAAAAATTAAAATAGAAATTGAATCTTTTGCCACTACAAAAATAGGTGTAGTTTATAAAGTAAATGATTGGGCTGTTCAAGAAGATGGAACGAGAACGCTTTATAAAACAAAAGAAGTCAGTTATTCAAATGAAACCATTAATCAGTTAGACGCTTACATTTCTGCAAATAATGATTTTACCGGGATGACTAAAATAGAGCGTGAATGGGCAAAAATGAAAATTGCTTTAATGCTAGACACGCAAACTAATTTGTTGGGTAGTGGTACCACGATTTACAGGTTAAATCCAAGTGATTGGGAATTTACACCGGAAGTATAATGCTAGGATCTAAATCAACATATTTCATACAACCAAAAGAAGTGCTTTTTGACTCCAGAGACAAAGTATTCAGGCTTTTGGATTTGAAAGGTTATAGTGCCAATGAAATAGCTATTTACTTGAAAGCGTTTGATTATTTCTGTGAAAATACAATTGCATTTGATGGAGCTACAATTGTAAAAGATTTAATGGATATTCCAGATTTAGACCTTGATGCGATGCTACACGATTTTCATTATTTGAAATATAATGTAGGGGTTAATTTCATTACAAAATGGCAGGCTGATTGGATTTATGCCAAAGGAAACGAGCGAAAGGGTAAAGGTTCTTACAGTTCTTTTTCAAGATTCATCGGATTGACTTTTATAGGAATTGGATTTGTTCCTTATGTGTATTTCAAACGAGGTAAAATAACCCCAGAACAAAAAACAGAATTTAAAAAAGAATATCAAATTTTAATAAAATAACGCATGGAAAAACTACTGGCTTTTGCCTTACCAAAATTTACATTACTATTCCTTTTTATAAAAAAACCAACCTTAATACTAGTGAGTGCTCCTGCTGTTGTAGCTGTTTCTAGGGTAGTAAGTTATGGAGGTGTTTGGGTGATTTTTTCATTCTTTATTATTGGTGATCTATTATCAGGTTTAGGAGCTTCTTATTGTGAATGGATAGCAAAACCTGATCGTAAGGATCGTTGGTTTTTTGGAAAAGGTGAAGGATTTTCAAGTGATAAAGCTAAAAAAATGGGAATCAAATTAGTGATTTATCTACTAGTGCCTCAATTAATAGTGAGTATTCAGAATACATTACTGCTTAAAAACTTTAAATATTCAACAATTTCAGATGCTGAATTTGAATTAGCAACAATTGTTGTCTTGTTCTTTTGCTTGATCGAAGGCTTTTCCATATTCCATGAAAACCTACCAAAGTGCGGTTTTGATTTATGGGGTTCAATAAAAAAAATGATAGGGTTTTACAAAGAAGCTAAAAAAGATATAACAGAGTAATTATGGCAAATTTTAAAATAGCAAATAAGTTAACAAGAATATCAGAAGGTGGATACTCTGATGTTTATGAAGATAACGGAAACTGGACAGGCGGAAAAATTGGTAACGGTGTTTTGATTGGTACTCGATACGGGATTAGTGCGCCTGTACTGATGGCTTATTTAGGACGTGTCCCAAAGGTGGATGAAATGAAAAATCTTTCGGAAGAAACGGCTTCTAAAATTTATAAGAAAAATTATTGGGATGTTGTTTGTGGTGATGAAATCATAAATCAAGATATAGCAAATCAAATTTATGATATGGCTGTTACTTCAGGACCAGGAACAGCAATCAAAATGGCAAAAAGAGCAAGAAATTATCCAGAAAGCACAAAAATGGATGATGAATTTTTAAATTATTTAAATCAAGTAAAATGAAGTATTTAATATTATTACTATTTTTTAGCTGCAATACTCAAATTAGCAAAGTTACTCCCGTAATTCCCGACGAACCTATTGTGGAATTGCATAAATGCCCGGAGCCAATAATTATAAAGGATACTGTTTTTTTGAGCAGAGAATATGACAGTTTGCAAATTGTCATTAAGAAAAAGAACGACAGCCTTTTTGTAGAAAGATTCCGTTTAGAAAGAGTAAAGTATTATAACAAAATCGCTCAAAATAATTCCTCCCAAAGAAAGTTTCTTGTAGGTTGGATTAATAGAGCCGTAAAATAAAAAAAATCATGAAAGCATTTTTAACTAAAGCCATATTTATACTTGTTCTTATCATGTTAGTTTCATGTAGCGCAAGAAAAGCTGAAAAATCTAAAACTATTGAAACTTCAAAATCAGTTGCAACAGAGAATGTAACAACAGATAAAAAAGAAGAATTGAAAGCTATCGAAGATTCAAATATCAAAGAAACTTCCACTACTATAATTGACGATAAAAACAATACAGTAGTAGAAGAAAATGTTATTGAACCTATAAATCCTGATAAGCCTGCTGATTATGTAGATCCTTCTGGTAAGAAACATACACTGAATAACACTAAGATAAAAACTACCAAAACAACAACTAAAAACGACACTAAAACAGAATCTAAAAAAGATGTTGAAACAGTCAATAAAAAAGAGTTGCAATACCAAAAATATCTAAAACAAAAGCAAGAATTAGAAAATGAATTGTTACAAAAAAAGCTTGCATTAGACAAAATATCAGAAAGAAAAGGATTTAATTTTTTATTGTTGCTGCTTTTAATTCCATTTATTTTTATAATGTATTTAGTTATTAAAAATAAAACAAAAATCAAGTCATTAATATCTTGGCCGTGGTGGATTTAATTTGTCTATTTTAGTACAAATAAATTATACTATTAATATAAATAAAAAAAGATGAAGGGAATAAGTCATTTTATTATTGAAGTAAAAAATCCTTTTAAGGATACAATCGAAGTGGGAGAGGCAAAACTATTCATTGATAAAAAAATATCAAGGGATCGCTCTTCAAATCGTTTTGGGAAGATTGTTAATCTACCGGTATTCGGTGATGAAACGATTCTGAAAGAAGGGTACGAAATCATTTTTGATGCTACCATTTTGTACCAACAAATTTACAAAGAAGGCGTGCAGGAAAGCATCCATTTGGTAAACAAAGAAAAGTCCTGGTACAAAATAGAATCCGATTTAATAATCCTGTACAGAGAAAACGAAAGTTCAGCATGGAAAGGATACAAGGATAATTTGATGGTTTCTTTTATCAAAGAAGAAGCAAAAGTTTTCTCAGGAATACTTACCGGTCCAGCCAAAGAAAAATTCGTAAAAGGTAAAGCAATTGTAAAATACAACAATGATTTTCTGAAAGAGCAAGGAGTCATTAACGGACAAGAAATATTTATAAACCCATCGTGCGGAATACCTTTTTTCTTTAAAAAAGAAACAATGTATTGGATACGATCTAAAGATGTATTAGCGGTATGAGTATCGAATTAAAATTACAAGAAAGTCGAAGAAAATCTATTCCTGATTTAGTGGCGAAGTATCAAAAATTAGTAGATAATATTTTTGATGCAGTTACAAAAGACTTGCCTGAATTTAAAGATTTTCAAAGAGGCGATGAAGATAGTGGTGATGCTATAATGATTACTGCAGAACAGCAAATGTTTGCTTTTATCAATGTTAGAAATAACGCTTTGGATAATGCAAATAACATGCTGATCAAAATAAACCTACTCGAAATGGAATTAAATGCTCCGGAAATGTTTGAAGCAATTTCAAAAGCAACTACAGAACCAGAAGCCGAAAAAACAGGAACTAATCCAGCCAAAAGACAAGCTCAAAAGAGACAAATATAAATGATATTTTACCTAGGAGATAAAGTCGATAACGTAACGGACAATAAAGTTCGTCTAGCCAAAAACAAGGCCAAGTCTTGGGAATATGGTTATGACGCTTCTATTGACACCGTTATTATATCTAAAGATGGAACTCTTGGGGAAATTTACAGCGTTAGCGGAATCAACATTGGTTTTCCGGAAGTTCCTACAAAGGACAATATTTTAAATCACGATAAAACGGCAGCCAATCAAAAGTTCAAACGGGAAGAAATGCCTGCAGGACTTACGGAAGCTACCATGCATAATACTAAATATTCGGATTATATAGATCGCGAATACGAGCGTAGAGAAAAAGGAGTTTGGGCCTACATAAAAGGAATTCCAGTTTACATTACCGGTACGTATTATTACGGTATCCAATGGATTCGTGAAGAAAAAGAGTTTCCTGATTTCAGGGTGATCCAAAACGAATTAATGATTTTCTGGGAAGCCTGCAAAGCAGATAACAGATGCTACGGAATGCAGTACGTAAAAAACAGACGTATTGGCGCTTCGTACTTGGCCGTGGTAGAATTGCTGGAAGCAGGAACCATTAACGAAGATAAATTGTTAGGAATTGTTTCTAAAAAAGGAGACGATTCCAAGAAAATTTTCAATCGATTAATCAAAGGATTTAAGCGTTTACCTTGTTTCTTTCAGCCGTTGTGGGATGGTACCAATACGCCTAAAAAAGAATTGGTTCTTGACGTTCCTACCAAAAGAAGAGCCAAAAACGAAGTCATTAATGAAGACGGTTTAGGATCTGTAATCTCTTGGCACAACACAGAGATCAACGCGATGGATGGGGATGCAATCTTTCGTTCGTTGCTGGATGAATCAGGTAAATATCCTAAAGACGTTCCTTTTGATAAATACTGGTATATCGTAAAAACTTCTCATACGAAAGGGGTAAACATTACAGGAAAATCAATGGTAGTTTCTACGGTAAATGCCAAAAGCAAAGGTGGTGCCGAATATGAAAAAATATGGAAAGACAGCGATGTAAACGAACGAAACGCCAACGGACAAACAAAATCTGGATTGTATCGCATTTTTATTGCTGCTAAATATTGCTTAGAAGGAAAGTTTGATGAATACGGTTTTACTATAGTCGAAGATCAAGAACATGAAGTAATGACTGACATTGGAGTAAAAACCCGTGTTGGATCCGTAACGCACTTAAAAAACGTTGAGGAAGCTTTAAAAAATGATCCTGAAGAACTCAATGAACAAAAACGCCAGTTCCCGGATACCGTTCGCGATGCATTCCGTGATGAAGCTACGGACTGTTCATTCAATTTAATAAAAATTACCGAAGGAATCGATCACAATGAATTCGATATGCTTCCGGATGAAGTGGAGCGAGGAAATTTTTCTTGGGTAGATGGGAAACAAGATACGGAAGTAAAATGGAATGAAGATCCAAACGGCAGGTTTTGGATTGCCAAAGGTTGTCACCCAGCTCCAGAATACCGTAACAAAAAAGAAATGAAATTCATAAACGGAGTTTCAGCTTGGGCACCTACGGCTTTAAATATAGGTTGTTTTGGAGTCGATCCATACAATACCACAAAATCAGCAGATGGCAGGGGTTCCCGTGGAGCAGTGCATTTAAGCACAAAACTCAACACGAGCAACCTTCCCAACAATGCTTTTATCTTAGAATACTTAGACCGCGCACCAAAAATAGAAATGTTTTTTGAAGATGTTTTAATGGCTATGGTGTATTTCTCTATGCCAATGCTTTGCGAGTTATCAAACTACCAGTTTCTTACAATGATTCGGGATCGTGGGTACCGTCACTTCAGTATGAATAATCCATTCAAAAACTTTGTTGATTTAGGTCCTAACGAAAAAGAATTTGGTGGTTGTCCGGCACAAAACGTAAAAATTGGCGATGCTCAGTTTTACGCAATCCAAACCTATATCGAAGATTATGTAGGCGTTGCCAGAGAAGACATAAACAGACTCAAAGGAACCATAGGATTTATGCCGTTCACCAGAACTTTAATGCAATGGAAAGAAGTCGATCCTAACCAAAGAACAAAATTTGATGCATATATCAGCTCTTCTTTATCGCTTTTGGGAAATCAAAAAATAGAAGTGGCGGCACCCAAAACCAGACGAAGAGGAAATCCTTTTCAGAAATACAACAACACAGGCAATTTATCAACAGCAAAATAGTAAACCATGAGTACAAAAAACACACACAAAATCCCTGATCCGTTAGCTCCTGATGCTATAAAAGAAGATCCTTCTTATGGTTTACAAATGGCCCACTTTATAGAAAGTGAATGGTTCAATGGCGGTATTGAGTCCAAAGGAAGCCAATTTATGACGCGTGGAAAATGGATCGAAGAAAAACGACTGTTTGTTCGTGCCGAATCGGATTCCAGCGATGATAAAAATTTGTTGTCCAGGAATACCGGTGATTTAGATTATATCAATCTGGATTGGTCGCAATTGAATATTTCACAAAAATTCTGCCGAATCGTTTCTAACGGTATTCAGGACAAATATTACAATCTGGACATTAGAGCTTTTGACGCAATTTCTGTAAAATTAAAACAAGATCGCGTTAATTTATTCAAAACAGCAATGTACGCTAAACCGATGCTTGAAAAAGCAAAAGAAGTTTTGGGTATTGATTTGGTACCAAAAGGTTTTGTTCCTGAAGATGAAGACGAATTGAATTTGTATATGGAAATCAAAGACCGTCCACGAATTGAAATTGCCGAAGAAATAATGATTGATTACGTCAAGAAAACAAATGACTGGAATACAATCGAAAGAGAAAAAAACAAAGATTTAGTCGAAATAGGAATTGCAGTTGCCCGCGTTTATACCGATAAAAATGACGGTGTAAAAGTGCAAATTGTAGATCCAGAAAGCTACGGACATAGCTACATTAAGAAAAACAATTTTGATGATGCTTTTTATCATTTTTATGTAGATACCATAAGTATTAATGATATCAAGCGAGAAAGTGGTTTTGAAGATACTGTTTTAAGGCGTATTGCCAAGAAACAATCGGCTGCCAATAATATGCTTTTCAACGAAAATTTTGAAGAGTGTTCTATGGAAAGTTTGCTGGACATGAGAATTCACGTCATGCGTTTTACATTCAAATCAGCCAAAAGAATCACCTATAAAAAAACCATCAATAAAAAAGGCCAAGTTACTAAAGTCAGCAAAAGAGACGATAGTTTCAATCCTCCAATGACAGAATTAAAATCCTCAAAAATTTTGGATACTTGGTACGAAGGAAATTATGTGGTAGGAGCCGATGAAATTTACGGATACCAAGAATGTGAAAACTTAGTTCGTGACGACATGAATAAAGCAAAATCACCTTTTGTAGTGATTGCCACCAATATTTATAAAAATAGATTGCATTCGTTCTTGGGTGATATTCAGCCAATGTGTAAACAATTGCAACGCGAACACTTGAAAATTCAACAATTAGTTGCCGAGTTAAAACCAGATTTAACCCAAATCGACTTGGACAGCCTTGCTGATTTAGGCCCTGAAGGAGAAGAAGGAGGCGACAAAAAAGAGAATTGGCAAATGGCGTTGAATCTCTTGAATACCAAAGGGGTTGTTATCACCCAGCGAACGGATATGGGTGAACTTGGAATGAAAGAAGGCGCAGGCGCAAGACCTATTTCTAGTCAGCAAGGTAGCGCATTGGCACCGCTATTGAATACTTGGGCGCATTACTATAACCTGATCCGTGATGTAACCGGTGTAAATCCTGCCCGTGATGGTTCACTTCCTGCAGATGCATTGTTAGGCGTAAACGAAATGGCACAATTAGCCAGCAATACCGCTACGCAACATATTGTAGATGCCGCCACTGATTTTAATAAAAGAGTCGCTGAACTGATCTCTTCCAGAATTCATTCTATTTTCAAGCATGATAAATCAGGCTATTTAAAAAGAATTTACGAAAATGCCGTAGGAAAACACAATATCGAAGCGCTGGAAGCATTAGCAGATCGTAGCTTGCATGAATTTGGTTTTTCTGTAGAAATGGTTCCGGCACAAAAAGAAATGCAGGAATTCGCAGCAGATCTAGGGATTGCTATGCAAGAAGGGACTATTGATGTAGAAGACAAAATTGAAGCGCAACGCATCGCAAGAACTAATATCAAGTTGGCACACGAATACTTAAAATACCGAAGAAGAAAACGCATCAAGCAACGCATGGAAGAGCAGTCTATTATGGCGCAAGAGAAAAGCCAAAACGATATGGCTTCCGCAAAAGCAGCAGTTGAAGCAAAAACGCAATCTTACGGAATGCAAAGACAAATTGATATTGATGCCGAAGCTAAACTATCAGCAATCCGTTTGAATGAATTGCAACAAAAGAAGATCATTGAAGCGCCAGGAGAGCAAAAAGAATTTGAACAAGAAGTGTATCTGGAGCAAATGAAAATTGCCAATACCATGAATTTGAATAAATACAAGGAAGATGCCAAAGATAAAAGGCAAGATGTGGCCGCTTCTCAAAATTCTGAAATGATTACGCAAAGGAAAGACGGTTCCGCGCCAATAGATTTCAAGGAAGAGTTTGATATTACTAAATTATTTTCTAATTAGTATAAATTATTTGTATCAATAATATAAATTTTGATTATGTTTGTATTCACTAAATGTTTAACCAAATATTAAAACAATGAAAAAATTATTTTTAATGACGTTTTTACTTTGTTTTGTGTTTTCATCTTTTGCGGCCTTAGCGGTCCCCAAGGTGTATCCAGAAAAGCATAAAACAGAAAAGATTTCCTTTGAAGCTACGGCTCCTGTAGAAATCAAAAAAGTATTGTTTAATGAAACTGTAGTTGCTGTTTATCAGGAACATCGAAAGCAGGAAAAATTAAACACTACTTTAGTTGCTGATTTTATAATCACCCATCGGTTTACGTATAATTATAGTTATCCCTGGTGCCGAAATCAAAAAGATGTGGTTTGGCTTATCGATATTTATAAATAAAACACATCAAGAAACACTATATAAAAAAGAGCTGGACTTAAAATCCGGCTCTTTTTTTGTTTAATAGAATTATTTTTAGTATAAATAAATTATATTATTAGTAAAATATTTGTATATTATAAATTTTATCTATTACTTTGCTGTAATCATAACGAAAAACTATTATTATGGCATTTGGTATCAACAAAGAAATGGAATCAGCATTAGAGAATACTGCTACTGAAGAAGCTACAGCAACTCAAACGGCTACTGCCGAAACAACTGCTACAACTACTGAGGAATCCACAGAAACAACTACCGAAGCCACAACCGCTGCTACTGAAACAGCAACAGAACAAAACACAGCTACCGAAACACAAGAAGTAGCCTTGAATGATGATCAAGTCCGTTCTTATTTTAAAGCAAAAGGAAGAGAAGTAGAAAATCTTGATGAATTGTTTACTGAAAAAGTAAAAGAAGTAAATCCGTACGAAGGAATCAACCCGGAGCTTAAAGCGATTTTAGATTATAATAAAGAAACCGGTAGAGGTTTATCAGACTACCAAAAATTACAACAAAATATAGATGAAATTCCTGTTCTGGATTTGGCCGTAGCCAAAGCAAAAGAAGAAACCGGAATGGATTTATCTGCTGAGGATGCACAAGCTTACATTGAAGATGTACTTGGAATTGATTTATCTGACATTGATGATTTAAGTTCAGTCGATAAAATAAAACTGAACAAGTTTGTAAAAGAATACAAAGCGGAACTTAAAATTGCGCAAGAAAAATACAAAGCGCCATTAGCTGCAGATAATGTTTCCGGAAAGGAAATGATTACGCTAGCCGATGGACAACAAGTTGAAAAAACAATCTTTGACGAACATCAAAGAACAAGACAAGCTTATATTGAAGAAATGAAAGTAGCGGTGGACAGTGTCGCCAAAACCTCTTTAAGTATGGAGTTTGATAATAACGGTAAGAAAGAAGTTTCTACCTACGATTACGAGCATGACAAAGACGACAAGAAAAACATGTTGGCATTATCAGAAGACGTAGATCAGACCGTAGCTAAATTATTTCGTACCGAAAAAGGATTTAACCACGAAGGCTTCGCAAAAGCTGTTTGGCGTTTAGATCCTAAAAACTGGGAAAAAGAAGTAAGTGCAATCGTGAATAAGGCTGTTGCCGAAAACACAGAGCGTTTGCTACAAAATGAAAACAATATCGATTACAGTAGAAACCAAATTGCCACGGGTAATACCGGTTCTGCTAAGAAAGATATTTTTCAAAAACCAAGGGGATTTGGAGTACAATTCGATATTAAATAAACTCTTAATCTAAAAAAATCATGGCTTTCGAATTAACCGACAACAATTTATTGGGTGCGGCTGTCATTGACAGACCTGCTAACGCCATTAAATCTTCCGCTACTTTCATTGATCCTTACGATTACGCAATGGTGTACCAACCAGAATTAGTTTCAAAATTTCACATGAGATTTGGAAAAGGTTCTATCCTTGGTTTCACTCGTATGACAGGTTCAGAAGGTACTTATGCATCTGACCAAATCCAACACGGAGAACAAAACAGATTGCATACTATTTCTAAAAACGTTGCCGTTGCCGGAAATGTTTTTACAAGTCCAACCGATCACCAATTGCGTATTGATGATGTAATCCGTATTTCTGACGGTACTAATGAAGATCAGGCAATTGTTACGGCAGTTTCTACTTCTAAAATCTTTACCGCATTGAGTGATACTGCTGCATCGTTTGCGTTTGCAGGAAATGTTACTTTGTTTAGCTCTTCTAACCGTTTTGCTAAAGGAACAGAGAACTTTACACAAGGTTTCCATTGGGATCCAACTATCTACAAAAACTACACGCATATCCTTAAAGGATTTTATGACATCAATGACTCTGACAGAGCGCATGATACGTGGTTGCAAACTCCGGATGGTCCAATGTGGTATAACTACGAAATGGCAAATAACTCTCGTTATTTTGACAACTTGGCTGAGTTAACACACTTGTTCCACAATAGAGCTGCTGATGGAGCCGCATCTACTACTGCAGGTAAAACGCGTGGTATGAAAGGTATCATCCAGCAAATTGAGGAAAGAGGTAATGTTGCAAACGAATACATCGAGACAATCGAGGATTTGGCTGACATTGCTTACAGAATCAAACAGCAAGGTGGTTGTACTAGTTATACAATCTATGCGGATCACATGCAAATGTTCAAGTTCAACACAATGTTGGGTGGCGTGAATGCAGGATTTGTAAACGGTGCTAACTACGGTGTTTTCAATAACAGTAAAGAAATGGCGCTTGCGTTAGATTTTCAAAGTGTTTCTATCTTAGGAATTACTTTCTTTATTACTGCATTGAGAGTATTGGATGATCCACAGTTCTTAGGTGCTGAACACTTTAAAACAACTGCTCCAGCATTCATCATGGTGCCTGCAGGATTTAAATCAGTAGTTGAAGATGGTGCAACAATGGACAAGGCATACCTTTCTATTCGTTACAGAAAATCTCAGGCTACTGATAGAAAAAAACAAGTAAAACTTTTTGGTCCTGGATTCACAGAACACAAGAAAGATACTATGGAAGCGCACTTTACACAAGAGCAATTGAACCAAATAGTTAGTGCAAATGAATACTTTGTAGGAAGACGTAACATTGCTTACGCCTAAAAATTAATAACAGGAGTGTTGTAATGACACTCCTGTATTTTTTTAACTTAATTTTAAAAATTATGAATGTTTACAAATTAAAAAATGGGAAAACTTCCGGATCGTATCAATTGCCAATCAGAACTGAAATGGTTGCAAAGTTGGTTGAAGGAGAGAAAAGATTAAAAAAGATACAATATATCAAAGGATCAAACAGTATTTTTGTAGAAGATTACCAAGGAGACGAAAAGCCAGAACCAGTTTGGTTTGAAGATGGCGAAATCAGAGTTTCGGAAGAAAACTGGGTGCTAAACGAATTATTACAAAAACACTCTTGGTTTAACAAACATTACGTTTTAGTAAACGAAGAAGCAACTGCAGAAGCTGAGGTAAATGAATTTGAAATTCTTACTAAAGCATCAAACTCTATCATCACTGAGCAAGATGAATACAAATTGCAAGCAATGGCTATGATCGTTGTTTCTATGGATGCTGCTAACTGGGGTGCTTTCAAATGTAAAACAGAGCTGTTGAAATATGCCAAGAACCACAGCAAAATATTATTAGCTGAAATGGCAAAACCAGATTACGAAAGTCGTCTTATTGCTGCTTTATCTTTTAATAAAGAAATTGTAAAATACAATGCTCATAGAACGGCTGTTGTATGGAACGATGGTAAAGAGGGTAAAATTGTAATCGTTGCTGAAGGAGAAAACGGAATTGATAAATTAGGAGAATTTTTATCAAAACAAAATGAAACTTCAACCGCAGTATTGCAAAGAATAGGCGAAAAAACGGAAACTGCCGGATCAATTGTTAAAGAAGCTCCAGTTGTTGTTAATACAAAAACAGAAGCGGAAATTCGCGAAGAGATCAGAGCTGAAATGGAGTTGAAATACGCGCCAAAAACAGGAGAAAAAACAGAAGGCAATATTGATGTTGCAAAACAAGAAACTCCTGCTGTAGAAGTTAAAAAAGAAGGCGCTACTGAATTATCTGACTTAGAAAAACTAAGAGAAGAATATGTAGCCGTTACCGGAAAAGAATTATCTCCAAGATTCATGAACGATGAAGAATGGATCAAGAAAAAAATAGCAGAGCATAAAGCTCTATAAAATACCATTTTCGTTTGGTTTGACTTTTCCCAGTCATGAAGAAGCCTGCTGTTGAGCAGGCTTTTTCTATTTAATAAACTGTTTTATCAGTGGTTTTAAAAATATGTTTGTGTAAGGATTTTAATATCGCTACTGCCGCTTCGTAGGTTGTTGCAGTTATTGTTTCTTGATCGAAGTCTTTTTGATTCGCTCCGTTGTAATAATACCAGTATTCTATTGTGAATTGTTGCATCTATTGTAGCTGTCTTAAAAATTCACCTTTTTTAATTTTGTTAGCCATATCACGCACTCTGATTAATTTCTTATAATCTTCTCTAGAAAGTTCTGGAGCTTCTTTACCTGGACGATCTACTTCCAGATCATTAGCCTGAATAAATGCCGAACTAAAAAAATCTAATTCCTCATTGAACAAACGTTGATAAAAATCATTTTTGGCTTCAATTTCAATGTAATTTGAAACTGAACAAGAAATCATATAGTTCCCATTTAAACCATTTTGTTTTTGCATCTTATTAGGAAATGGACCATATACTTTTATTTCATAGTTTACTTTTTTTACAATTTGGTACCATAATTTCCAATCATTTTCTGAAATAGTAAAAAAATAATCCTCTTGTTTTTCTCCTTCAATTTCTTCAATAGTCAAATTATGTTTTTTTAGTAAATCAGTAAGCATTTTTTCAGCGTTGATTTTCTCTCCACCAATTCCTTTGTCAGAGAGTGCTTTTAATTTTTTGGCTAATTCTATATGTTTACTCATGGGTTACATTTTAATATTATTTAAAGGAGATTTTATTTTACTTATTAAGCTATCCGAAGTATGAACATAAACCATCGTAGTTGATACTTTTTTATGTCCCGCTAATTTTTGTACTAAATTAATATCTGTCCCGTTTTCAACCATGTGAGTAAAGCAGTTATGACGCATTTGATGTGTCCACACTCTTTTTTTTACTCCTGCTTTATTACCTAATTGTTTTATTACTTGCCCTACACTTCCCTTGCTGTATTTATCTGAGAATTGTCCAGACAAAATATAATCTTTAGTTTTATAACAATTCCAGTATTTTTCTAAAAGAGGAATTAAAGAAGGGTCTAACATAACCTGTCTGTCTCTTTTTCCTTTTCCTTGTATTACATTTATGATGTTCCTGCTCCGGTCTATATTTTGCCATCTTAAATTTATTAACTCCGTAACGCGCAATCCACAAGAATATAATAAAGCCAAAATAGTTTTGTGTTTTAAATTTTCGCATACGTCAAACATTTTTTGCACTTCATCTTGACTTAAAACGATTGGCAATTTTTGTTCTGATCTGGGATATTCAATGTGTTTAAATTTTAACGGTTGTTTTCCAGTGAATTTATAAAACAACTTAACGGCAGAAATTCTATGCTTTCTACCATTAATTGAATTGGCTAATAGCAGCCATTCTTTAATTTGTTTTTCTGAAATCTCCGAAGGTTTAGTAGCTACTTTATTAAAGTGTTCCAAAAAACATTTCACCTGACTACAATAATTCAAAATAGTATTTTCAGCGTAGTTTTTTAGCTTTAAATCTTCGGAATACAATTCCACATACTTTCCGATGTTCATAGTGTGAGGTGTTAGTTTTATTAGTATTTACAGATTATGTTTACATATAGTAGTTAGCAGGCATTGCTACATTATGTATTTCAAATCAAATATCTCCCCAACTTGGTTTTTATATTTGAAGTCAAATTCATTTGATATTGAATTTCTTAAACGGCTATTTAAGAATACATTTCCAGAACTAATGCAGGATTTTAAATCTTCAATTTTAGCCATTCCGAAATCGTGACTATCACCGTGTAATGTGAATACTGAATTATCACGGTCTAATATCCACCATCCACCTCCTTTTACTTTTTCAATATCGGTAGCTAATTGCTTGTGATAAGTACATTTTGCAATAATTAGAACATCGCCTAATTCATTGTTTGTTTCAATTATAAATTTTGGGAATACATCCATTTTCAAGATATTTATTAGTTAACAATCCACAACGCCTGCTAACATATGCTACAAGCTATATGCAGACGTTTTGTGCTTTGATTCAACTTTTATTTTGGCATACAGCGTGTAGCATCAGCCGTTGTAGTGCATTTAAGAAAGAACCTCTGCACCAATTAGTTCATACTGTTCAAAATCACCATCGTGGTTATATCCGCCCGAAGAAAGCATCCTTTTCAATTCATCATAGTCAGTTGTAGTTTTCATCTGCTCAAAATACTGTCCGTACCTTCGGGCTTTGTATTTGAGAATAAAACGCACTACAACATTAGCTATACGTAATGCCTTTTCCTTTTCTATTTGCTCATAAATTTCATCCATTGTTATTGCTGTTTAATTATGTTGTTCGTAGTTTCAAAAAGGCACTACGCATAGCCTTGTACGTTACAAGACATTACAAATCACGCACACCTACAACATTTCCGTTAATAGGAGTTCCATCTTCATAAAGTCCTTCGTGTTCAATTTCAGCAATCATTTGCATTGGTTTATTTCCTTTAAAATAATCCCATAAAGCATCAAATCTGTCTTGAGTTAATCCCACTTTGGGCCAGAAGATATTTTGGTTATTTAATGGCTCGCAAGTCATTGATTTTTTTCTGCCTAATCCAGTAAGTTTAAAATCTGTTTTCACAAGAGTAACGTCTTGTAACATAGGTTTTGTGCTATTGCCTGATTGGTCATTAATCGAAACATTGTTTTTTTCTTGATTCATTTGTTTTTAATTTAGAGTTTAGGTGTGTTTTAAAGGCAACATCACAAAGCCTCCGCCGTTACTGGCTATACTACTATTTCGGTTTTTCATCAACTTTCATAGCAGTAATTACATTATTTAACGCTACCGCCATTTGTTCGTATTGTTGCAATTCTGATAAAGCTAATTGTAGATTTGCAATAGTTTGATTTAATCCTGCTGTACTTAAAATTAATCTTGTTTCGTCTAAAGCTCTTTTTTGTAGAATTTGGCTTTTCGCTCCAAACGAATATTCCGGTTTATAAGTCAATAAGACTATTTCTATTAAAGGAGTTAATTCTGTTTTTCCGTTTTCTACCGTAAAACTTATATTTGTTCTAACTGATGCTAATTGTTTCATTTATTTAGTTTTTATAATTAATATTTGTTTTCTCTACCCGTACAGCCAGTAACAGCGTGTTGTTTTCAGGCTTGGATTAGTGATTAGGTTGTTATTGTTTTTTATTTGTTACCATTTTGTTGACTCCAACAATTTGGTCTTATCTGTCACGCCCGAAAAGCAACACGCAAGCGTTAGTGGCAACCGCCTAATATATCGGTAAATCAGTTGTTGAAATAATTTTATAGTGAGTTGCGTTTTTCATTATAAATTCAATACTACCATCTAAAAGGAATTTACCTAAAATCAGACCTTCTTTTTTATCCATCCACCAACAGTTGCAATCGAATTGAGGTAAATCATTTTCACGATAAATTTTAACCCATCCATTATTATTATCAATTCCTTTTAATGATTTTGGTCTTGACAAGTGTCCGTTAAATTCAATTTCTGAAACATCAAAAAAAGGAATAAGACTAATTTTTTTATTTTTAACACAATCAACAAATCCGTTTTCGTTGATATAACCTTTCAACGCATCATAACTTTTTCCGTATGCTTTTTGAATAACTTCTTGCTTTTCCATAATTAATATGTTTTACGTGGTATGCCACTAACACTCGTTTTGTGCTATTACGGCAATTTTAGTTAATATTAAATTTTGTTGTTACGTTCATGTTTTTCGTTAACCGAAAAACCTCGTTTCGCTTAGTGCCGTAACATCACAAAGCGAGGTAACGTTATAGCACATTGCTACATTTACGTTTTTATAAGTTAATTTTTCAACTCTATTTCTGGTTTTTTATTACCTAAGTAATTACATTTAAGATATTTTAATTCTAACGCTTTACCTTTTCTT